GACATACTGAAGAACTTAAATGATTTCTACATCTTCGGTATCTTTAATAAACGTGAAGACAACTACCTTATTATATATGATGTAACAAACAACATTGTATATGAGGACAAAGATATTATCCTACACACACCTAGTGGAAGCTACAGACAGTGGGCTAAAGAAATGTTGAATGAACACGTAAGCAGTGTTGGATATGGCGGAAGAACTACCTCGGCAGCCCCTAAGAAAAAAGCAGAAGCAAAACCTAAACACAAGTCTTATGTAGACGAGTTGTTAGAGGATATGGAAGATGATAAAGACACACCACCTAGTTACTATAACTGGAGACAGAGTGTATATGGTATGAAAGCAGGTGAGTAAATGGATAGAAGTAAACTCTTAGAGTTCTTTGATGCTACTGATGTAAAGAAGTCGGTGCACGTGGTAGGGTGTGGTGCAATCGGTTCACACGTATGTGAAGAACTTGCACGACTTGGGTTTCCTAGAGTAAGTATATATGACTTCGACACAGTTGATCCACACAACATCACAAATCAGATGTTCACACAGACAGACATAGGCAAACCTAAAGTAGCTGCGTGTGCAGAAGCAATGTTAGCAATCAATGAGAATATAATCGTAAATATAAACAATCAGGGATTAGAACCACCGTACATTCTCAACGGAATTATCATCTTATGCGTAGATAATATCGACCTACGTAGAGAGATAGTAAAAGCTAACAGATACAATCCTTACTGTGACTTGTTCTTAGATTTCAGAATGAGATTAACAGATGCACAGCACTACTTGGCAGATGCACATCAACCTTATCAGGTAGATAACTTACTAAACACAATGGACTTCTCACACGAAGAAGCACACGAAGCAACTCCGACTTCAGCGTGTGGAGTTGAGCTGAGTGTGGTGTACACAGTAAAAGCAATTACAGCATTTGGTATGGCTAATATGGTTAACTTCCTACAAGGTAGTAACTACAAGACAATGGTACTTGTGAATATGGCAAACTACGATGTCTCTTCAGCAATGGCTAGACCTAGAAAAGTTAAGTCATCTGTAGATAGACTAAGAGCAACATTGCAACCGCGAAGCGGTACATAAGCTTTTGGTAAGGTGAGCAACACACAGTACTATAAGGTACCCCTCTATATTTGAATTTTAAGGCACCCCCTATAGGTGAAAGGAGCACACAATGGACGTAATAATCAACTACTACTCAAAGACTAGAAACAGTTTCAATATGTCAGAAGAAGAGTTCAACAGAGAGCTGGCATACAATCAGAATAGAATAGTAAGTAAGATAGTAGACAGAAATAGAATCCGTCCTAGTCGTGAGATCTTAGACCAGATGGAAAAGTTCGAGCAGCTTATTAACACTAAGTGGCTTGAGCTCCAGGGTATGCCTGAAGCACGTAGAGTAATAGAACCAAACGAAGAATGGAGATTAGAGTGTGCAGGTATGTATCACGAGTTCCAGATCCCAAAACACAGTGGAGGATTCAGAACTATCTCAGCACCAAGTGATGAATTAAAAACAGCACAGCACGCTATCCTGGTAATGATGACACGTAAATTAAAGTACTTACCTAGCAACAATGCTCACGGCTTCACAAAACATCGTAACTGTAAAACATCATTAGAAGCACATCAGGCTAAAGGATCACGTTGGTTTTTGAAGATGGACATCAAAGACTTTTTCCCTAACACTACTGCAGAAAAGTTAGATGAAGCATTGAAAACCACTTATCCATTCTGCCTTATGAATACCTGGAGCAGATCAAGACTTATTCAGATCTGCACAGTTGAAGGCTGTCTCCCACAGGGAGCACCTACTAGCCCATTGTTAACCAATATGGTAATGGGCTTTGTTGACAAAGAGATCAATGACTACTGTAAAGAACACGGCTACGTGTACACAAGATATGCAGATGACGTACTCATTAGCAGCAAGTACAGCTTCGACAAGGAAGAAGTTGTTGCGCGCGTCGGAGGGTGTGTCGCTGCAAGAGGTTATGAACTCAAGTTAGAAAAGACCAGATACGGTAGCTTCAATGGACGTAACTGGAACTTAGGACTTATGTTCAACAACCAGGGCAAAATCACAGTAGGTCACGAAAAGAAACACAGAGTAAAGGTAATGCTTCACAATTACCTTACCAAAGAAGATCAGCACACTGAAGAAAACAAACATAAGTTGATAGGTATTATTGGCTATTGTAGATACATCGAGCCTGAATACTTCGCACCTTATATGGAGCTGATCCTCAATAACTAAATCATTTATAATGCACTAGAACATTGTGAGTAATCATTCTCCGTACTAAGTACAGAGGAACACAACGTCGAGATGTATATCACCTGCAGCATCCTGAGCTTACCGTTCATGATCTGGAATTGTACAGCAGTCATAATCCTGTACCTAATTCCATTTTCATTTCATTAGTTACAGGATTATGACTGCAATGTACATCTCCAGATCATGAACCGTACAGCTCAGATGCTGCAGGTGATATGAATTTATAATAGTAGTGCATTCGCACGTGAACACTTATGTCTATGCTAAGCAAAGACAATCAAAACGTTATTTCAGTGTTGTACACATAATCCAGGAATAAGTGTACAATATATTAGACGTGCGCAAACATTTTATAATACGCTTTAGAACATTACGCGTTTGAGCTAAGCTCGAACCAACACGATGTGCGACGCAATTCATGAGAGGCATCCCGACTTCAGGAGCCGCCTTCGTGATCCAGGAAGTTAACCTGGAAGCGCCCACATCATTGCATTCTATGTACGCTTCCAGGCACACTTCCGAGATCAACGAAAGGCGGATCACTGAAGTCGGGATGCCTCCATTTTCATTCTATAATAGTAAAGCGTAACTTGACTAACTGAATAAAACAGAGTACGATTAAGAACACGGAGGTGCCTATGAACAATGATGCGCAATTCCGTCTGAACGAAATCATCTTCTGCAATCTATTTCAGCACTTACTAAAGAAAAACCGTAACCCTGTTAAAGTGTATAATATGCTAGAAGTTATGGCTTCAGTGGTAGACGGTAATCTAATCATTCTCAACAGCGTGATAAACATAATCCTCAACAATGATCGTAGGTATATGCCTACCAAGAAGGAGTATGTGGCAGCGCTGAGAGAGTGCGGTGTCCCAGTGAGACACACCTTAGCAAAAGCTGGAATGAGTTTCTCTACATACTACAAATGGAAAGATGAAGAGATAGTGCTTAAACCTAGATTCACACCAGCACAGTACACAGAGATGATGAAGATACTAAACTTGTTCAGTGATCTTTATGAAAAATTGGAGGGCTTCGATGGACATTCAGTTTACGAATCCAACGCTGACGATGTGTCAGCAGGAATGGAATAACCTAGATCCTGAGATGCGCATTACGATGTCGCACTTCGATCTGGCACAGCACACAAACATCACAGATATTGAACCTTGGATTGAGTTCTTGAAAGATCCGAGAGTAGCAGATAAGATTAACGAAGAGTTAACTATCTACAAAGAAGCACAGCAGCGTAAGCTGATTGCTCGTGCAACAACACACGACAAGTCAGTAGGTACTGCACAGATGATTAACGCATTAGGTAAATCTATAGAAGATAACACCGCAAAGACTGGAACAATTATGATTTACAGTTATGTCCCACTCAATAGCCGTGAGGCGCAGGCGTCAGGTGTACGCCAGGAGGGGAGGGACATATTTGAAACGGATAATTAAGACAATACTAATAGCAATACTAGAAGCATTACTTATATCCGCTATAGCAGGAGCGATAGGCTTATTGATATTTTTGCAGCTCCCTATAGTAATAGACTAGGAGGAAGAGATGCCAACATTACGAGAGTACCAACGTGCAAACGTTCAGAAGATGCTGGAGAACGATTGCATAGGAAACTTCAGCGAGCAGCGTACAGGTAAGACACCAACCACCTGTACAGCGCTCAAAGAAAGAAACATTAAACACACAATGATCGTGTGTCCAGCATCACTGATGTATGTCTGGAAGAGAGAATACGAATTATGGACAGGGTTCAAAGCATTCGTACTTCCCACTACATCCTTCGACTTATCTACAATTCCATATGACACAGCAGTCATAGTCAACTATGAGAAGCTTAGAGGAACATCTAAAGCACAGCCTGTGTGTGATGCGCTTGTCAAATGGCAGCCTGAAGCAATCGTAATAGATGAAGCACACAGAATGAAAGACCGTAAGTCATTAACTGCTTTAGCTCTGAATAAGTTTATAGCAATCACACCTGTGCGTATTGCGTTGACTGGTACACCTGCAACCAATAAACCTTGGGACATCTGGAGTATCTTGCACTGGTTGTTTCCAAATCAGTACAGTAGTTACTGGAAGTTTATTCAGCAGTACTTCTATGAAGAAACTATTTGGGTAGCAGGACAGGCACACAGACAGCCTGCAAGGTTTAAGCCAGGTATGGAGAAACTTCTTCAGGCTAACTTAGATGTGAACTGTGTACAGAACAAGCGTAAAGATGTTATGACTTGGCTGCCTGATCAAGAAGAACCGACTGAGGTTCAGCTTCCACTAAACAAACAACAAGAGTTAGCAATCAACAGTTTAATAAACTACTTTGAGTACAAGCACATCATTACTCAGACAGTGCTCGACAATATGATTAGAGTGCGTCAGGTGTGCAATGCTCCAGCTATCTTAGACCTTAAAGGCAAGAGTCCTAAGCTAGAGTGGTTAGAGCAGTACATCAAAGACTACCCTGAGAAATCTATTTTAGTATTCAGCAATTCTAAAAAGATGTTGTATTATGTACAGAAAGAATTGAAGGTACCAACAGACATTATCTGTGGTGATGTACCTGCAAAAGCTAGAGTAGATATTGTTTCGCGGTTTCAGGGTAGTGCGGTGAAGGTGCTGCTATGTCAGACACAGGCGTGTAAAGAAGGACTCACACTTGATACAGCAGATGTTAGTATCTTCTTAGATACTTATCCACCTTGTGCTGATTATCTTCAGGCACGTGATCGAATGATTGCTACAACACCTGAGCGAAACAAACCTAAAGAGATAATTCATGTTATGATGCAAGGCACGTACGATGAAAAGATGTACAGGCTCGTAGACAAAAACATTGACGAAGCCTCGCTCATAAATGATTATAAAAAGTATATAGCAGAAAGGAGAGAAGCCAATGGCGAATAGTAATCTCAATGGTGTACTTAGTTTCCGTGATGCTACCAGACAGCAGGCTAAGGCTAGTATTCTTATCGAAGGCTTATCAGGAAGAGGTAAGTCAGGACTCGCACTAATGCTTGCTTACGCATTAGCAGGTAAGGACTGGAAGAAAGTTTATGCTATCGACACTGAGAACAGATCACTTGATTTGTTTGAAGGGCTCACGATGAGTGACGGTACAAAGTGCACACCATTCAAAAAGGTTGACTTGCTTCCTTCACACGGTTACGCACCTAGTAACTATCAGATGTGTAAAGAGAATGCAATCAACGCAGGCGGAGCAGTTATGGTTAACGACTCCATCACACATATGTGGCAGCAGGAAGGAGGAGTGCTTGACTTGGTAACACAGGTACAGGCAAAAGACTCTAAGCGCTACAACAACTACACAGCTTGGGGAGCACCTGAAGTAAAGGCTGAGAAGAAAGCAATCTACTCAGTAGTCAGAGACTCTCGCATCCATGTCATCTCTACTGTAAGAGTTAAAGAGAAATTTGATATGGTAACAGAGAATGGTAAGACAGCACTTCAGTCACTGGGTGAGCAGGAACAGCAGATGCCAGATCTTAAATACGAGCCTGACTTGGTATTGCATATGTTACATCCAGGTGCTATGAACGGCACACCACCTACAGTTAAGGTAATCAAATCCAGATACGCAATCCTTCAGGAGGGCGAGATCTATCAGTTTACTGAAGCAATCATTCAGTCCTTAGTGGATTACCTGAACAAGGGTACAGATCCTGCAGAGTTGCTTGAAGCACAGCGACAGGATTACATCAACACAATCAAGAACATTCTTGAGAGTGACGCAAGCAAGAAGACAATGTTCCCTATCTTAAAGGAACAGCAGGGCTTCAAAGATGTTAAGTTGGTAGACTTACCACTTGACGGACTTCAGACATTATTAGGTATTTTGTTAGCATAGGAGGATAATAATTATGGCTATCAATTTTGATTCATTACCAAAGAGCAACCCATTCGCACTTCCTGAGCCTGATGTGTACAAGGCTAAGATCGTAGAGGCTTCAATGAAGCAGGGCAAGGACGCAACCAAGCCACCTTACCTCAACTTAAAGTATCAGCTTACTAACCACGCAGGTAAGAGCTGTGGTGCACTCTTCGATATTATGGCTGAGTCAGACAGCTCAGTGGTACAGTACAAGATCGGACGTTTCGTTCAGGCTTGTGGTATTCCACTTCAGGGAAGTATGGAGCTTGCAGATATTGCTAAGCTCGTTATGAACAAGGAAATCGTAATCGACGTTAATCACGATAAGAAGTCAGATCAGCCACGTGCGCAGGTAGACATCTTCACACGTGAGGGCTATTATCCGATTGGACAGTTCGAGGAGATTTATAAGTTGGCACACATGAATGATGCACAGTTCCAGCAGGAGACAACTCAGCAGGATACATCGTTTATGAATGTTCCTGAAGGTGCTGACGAAGAGACTGAGTTTTAGTAGTGGGATTTTTTGAACATTACTTTAACTTCACCAACGAGGAGAGACGTGAGGAAGTGGCAGTTTGCTGTCCATTTCCTCACACAACTCCGAGTGGCGTGGAATACTTCGAGTCAAATCCGTCAGCACACATAAATGTAAAGACAAGAATGTTCCATTGCAAAGTGTGCAGTCAGGGCTACAGTGAGATAGCCTTTATAACTAAGTGTTATAACACTACATTTGGCAACGCCACTAGGTTAGCTAAAGTCTTTAATAATGACGAAACATTAGATCAGTGGAAGATGTACACCACACTGAGCGTAGAAGCTAGGAACTTAGCACACAGCTTAGGTATATCTGATGCAGTCATTGATGAACTGAATATTGCAAACAATACTGAAGGGACTCTGTTGTTCCCAGTGTTTATGATGGGGAAGTTAATTGACATCAGAGCGTACACACCAGGAGGTGCACCGAAAATTAAGAGCCGACCTGGGGCACTGTCTGGAGAAATTATTCCCCTAGATCTATGGCAAGACACGCCAGTAAATAAGATGACGTTGATATGTGCAGGAGAAAAAGATATGGCTACTACACGTAGTCACGGATTTAATGCAATCACTATCACAGGAGGAGAGATGTCACTTCCATTCTCACCTCAGATGTTTAAGGATAGGAACGTAGTTATTCTGTACGATCACGACAACGCAGGGTTACTAGGAGCTAATAGATTAGCCTCGTACTTACTTGATTACTGTAAGAGTGTGCGTGTATGTACGAAATTCCACGAGATCTGTGTCGAAGACAAAGAGGATATGACAGACTACTGGAACAAGTACAATGGTACACGTGAACAGTTAATACAGATGATTAAGGACACGCCGCTGTTCACAAAGGAAGAGGCAATCAAAGAAAGTCCAATCCCTTTAGTCACCTTATCAGAAGCAACATCGCCACAGCACATCAATAAGATGGTAAGGTCTAACGTACAGGTAGTAGCAATATCTGAAACACAGTACGTTACACCGACAAACATCACAGGGGAGAAGTTAAAAGATACAGGAAAGAACGACACTATGTACGTGGGTGAAGTTAAAGACTGGGCGATGGAAGAACACAACGTACAAGATATTCTGCACCTGATGGATGGTGGGTTCGATGAAGAGAACATCAAGAAGAATATCTACAAACTGCTGCACATTCCAGCTACTGAGAAGTATGTGAAGATCACAAAGCTGGATAAGATGGTAGTGTACAAAGGCGTAGTAACAGATATGTTTGAATCAATGAGCACAGACACTATGCCTATGGAATACACAGCATACTCAATCGGTACTCGACTTGAGTCAGGTAAAAAGTATATGTGTACTTACAAGATTGTACCTCATCCGTACAAAGGTCAGCAGTTGATTATGATCATTACCAATGCAGTACCTGCTAACGACAGTGTAAGTAACTTTAAGATCACACCTGAAACAAAAGCACAGTTAGCACTGTTCCAACAGTTAGAAGGCAACACAGAGGAAAAGATCAACACCTTAGTAGAAAAGGCAAAAGGACTGCTAGGGTACAACGGTAACAACACTCTGATTAAAGTCATAGACTTGGCGTACCACACAGTACTTAGTTTTGACTTCGGCTCATTCAAAAATGTACGAGGGTATCTCGACACCTTAGTCGTAGGAGAGTCAAGAGTAGGTAAGTCAAGTACAGCTGATGCGCTAAGAAAGTTGTATCAGCTAGGGACATTTACGTCCTTAGCAGGAAACAGTGCAACAGTTCCTGGACTTATCGGAGGAAGTAACAAGACAGCAGGAGGAGCAATGCAAACAAAGGCAGGGCTCATTCCTCAGAACCACAAAGGACTCATCATCTTTGAAGAGTTTGGTAAGTGTAACAGCAATATAACTGCAGAGCTGACAGACATTCGTAGTAGTAATGAAGTACGTATCACGCGTGTATCAGGAATACTTACATTACCTGCGTGTGTAAGAATGATCTCGTTGAGTAATGTAAAGTCTACGAACTCATCAGAGATTAAGTCGATTGCATCTTATCCAAATGGTATCTCAATAGTTACTGAGCTAGTACCAACAGCTGAAGACATTGCACGTTACGACGTGCTGTGTGTCTTAGGAGACAGAGGTAACACACAGATAGATCCATTCTGGCAACCAGACACACCATTGCCTGAAGAAGCTTATCAGACAAGAGTAAGATGGGTATGGAGTAGAAAAGCAGAACAAGTAATCATATCACCAGAGGTAGGCAATTACATCATTCAGAAGTCAAATGAGTTAAATGAAAAGTATGATTGTCATATTAAAATCTTTGGTACAGAGGCTTGGAAGAAGCTTAGCAGATTAGCAATAGCAGTTGCAGGATATGTGGTATCTACAGATGAAACTTATCAAAACATAGTTGTGACTACGGAACACGTAGACTACGCAGCTAATATGTTGGTAGAGCTGTACGACAATCCTGTGTTCAGACTCAAGGAGTATGTAGAGAATGAACGTAAGTACAATCGTATTGATGATGCAGGCGTAGCACTGTTGCAGGAACTGTACATCAAAACACCACAGTTACTTATAATGCTAGAGCAGGAATCAAAGCCATCACGTAACTCACTGATGGCAGCAGTAGGATTGGACAACAACACGTACAATGGATTTATGTCACAGCTGATAAGAGGTAGCTTCGTAAAGCTGAGCAGTACAGATGTAATTCCTACTGAGAGGTTTAGACTAGGCATGGCTAGGATAAATAGAAATGCCAGCCTGGTCAGAATAGGAGAAACAAATGCTTAATTGGACGCACACAGACATAACTGAAGGTGAGCACTTAGTTGCACTGACTGGGCTGTATCTAAGCGCCATTGATAAGGGTGAAGTTATTGCTGCTGCGTTCGACACTGAGACAACTGGGCTTCATCATATTTATGATAAGCCCTTCCTGTTTCAGTTTGGTTGGTGTACAGCAACAGACGGTTATACATACGCTGTAGACTTAGAACGTTATCCAGAACTGAGCAGACGAGTAATCACAATGTGGAATGTACTAGCTGCACAGGCACCAATATATCTAGGACACAACGTAAAGTTTGATCTGAATATGTTAGAGAACATCCACCTACCTTATCGAGCGCCTAATATCTCTGACACAATGGTATGGATTCGCTTAGGTTCAGATGCCATTCCTGAAAGAAAAGGAGGCAGCCCACTCGGACTGAAGCCATTCGCCAAAAGATACATCACTCCAGATGCTAGGTTTATGGACAGCAAGCTGCAAGAAGAACGTACACAGATTTCAAAAGACTTGAATCTGAAATTAAAGCGCAGACTTGGCTGGACTAAAAAGCAGATAGATGATTTCTTTAAGGACAAACTAAACACTAAAGACGACTTACCTGAAGATAAGAAGCAGGCATACGAAGAGTGGTTTACTTTAGATTTACCACTGTGGCTGCAGGATAAGATAACAGGTGCAGTTGATTCAGATGACGTCCCATATAATAAACTTAATAGAGAAAACGTAGTGTACTACGGACACTTAGACATTGTGTGGACGATAGAAACGTGGTTAAAGGTTAGCGAGATTGTAAAGCTAAGAGGTAACTTAGATGCAGTTAAACGTGAAGAAGCTAACATCTATCCACTTGTAAGAATGGAACGTGTAGGGTTTAAGATTGATTATCCTTACCTGAAGAAAGCACACGATGATCTGAAAGAGTACATACGTGCAAGGAGAGAAGACTTATGTACAATAGCTGGAGAACAGCTAAAGGCATCACAGTCAGCACGTATATTAGAATTGCTTAATGATACTTTCAATCTCAAAGTTACTACTACTAACGCTGAGGAACTCTCCAAGAAAGTAGCCGATCTAAAGCGTACAAGCCCTGACCATCCTGCAATAGATTTTATTGAAACGTTGCAGGAGTTACGCACACTTGAGAAATGGTACAGCACTTATATCGTACGCTTTATGAGAGGCTTTAGAGAAGATGATGGAAAGCTGTACACAACAATAAACCAAGCAGGAACAGTATCAGGAAGAGTTACATCAGACTTCCAACAGTTCCCTAAAGAAGGTATTACTACCTTAGATGGACGTGAGATATTCCAGCCAAGACGAATGGTAGTAGCTAAAGACGGTGACTTTGAAGCAATCGTATATCTTGATTACTCTCAGATTGAGTTACGCCTACAGGCTTTCTACACAATACTGGTAGGTGAACCTGACTTAAATTTGTGTCGTGCGTATAGTCCTTACAAATGTTACTGCGTAATAAATGGTACTCGTAAAGATTATGACTACACCGATCACTGGTGTATTGAACACGCATACGATATTGATTGGTACTACGAAGAAGAACCTGATAAGAAGTGGACACCATTAGATGTGCACGGAGCTACGACTAAGATAGCGTTCGGCATTGATGAATCACACCCTGATTTCCACTCACTAAGATATAAAGGTAAGCGAGTTAACTTTGCTAAAAACTATGGAGCACAGTTCGGAAAAATAAAAGAAATGTTTCCTGAATATGATGACGAGCAGATACACAAGATAGATGATGCGTACTACTTGGCATTCCCTGGTGTTAAAGCTTATCATCAGTACTGTGAGCAGATGGCTAATCAACGAGCATACCTAAGTAATATGTTCGGTGTTAGATATTATGGAGCTTCAGGGCATAACCTAATCAATATGCTTGTGCAGGGAACAGGTGCGTACTACTTGAAGTGGAAGATAGTTCAAGTAGATGAGTACCTCAGAACACACGACTGCAAGTCAGAACTGATGATGCAGATACACGACGAGCTACAGTTCAAGAAACATAAAGACGACGATCCACAAATCTTCTTCGATATTAAAAAGATTATGGAAGAGTGGGATGACACCTATATGCCCATCATAGCAGATATGGAAGTAACCACAACAACCTGGGCTGATAAGTATGAAGTGGAAAGTATGGAGGAGTTTTATGGCAAGGCGTAAGTCACAACGAGCATATTTATATACAATCGGTATGGATCCATCAGGAGCATATCACGAAGGAAAAGGTACAACAGGATGGTGTGTACTTAACAACAGAACCAACGAGTTGTTAGAAGTTGGTACGCTGTCTGCAAAAGACTATCCAACAGATAATGAGTACTGGAAAGCACACACCAACCTTATCAGATCTTTAGCACGCAGGTACGGACACAGTACTGCACTCAGCATTGAAGACTATATACTGTACAAGAATCAAGCAATGGCACAAGTAAACAGTCAGATGGAAACAGTGCAGTTACTAGGTATTATCAAGCAGTTCTGTTTTGATTTCAATGTACCATATTTCCTACGTCCTGCAGTAGCGGTTAAGGCACGTTGGAAAGATGATATACTTGTGTATAAAAAACTAATAATCAAAAAAGGCAGTAGATACATAGCGCCGTGCAGACCAGACAGAGCACTATGTGATCACGAACGTGACAGCATTAGACACGCTGTACACTTCAATACCTTTGAGAATTACAAGGAGGACTAATGGTTTTATTAGGAGCATTTGCAGGCATAGTGATGGAGTCAATGATAGCACTTCATTCAGCGTGCACACAAACAGCAACAGTAGTAGAATCTACACAATATGAAGTGAGCTGTGAATATCCAGAGGGAATATCTGAACCAAAGAGAATGAGAGTAACCTGCTACACAGCTAGCGAAGGTGCTGTGACTGCTTCAGGTGCAGCAGTACGTGAAGGTATTGTAGCAGCATCAAGAGATTATATGGGTTACGGTGTAATACTCTATGATGAAGATATGAACTTCGTCGGCTTCTTTGAAGTCAAAGATACAGGTGCTGGTATTGATACCGATGGTGACGGTAAAGGAGACAGCATTAAAAAAGGTCTGAGCATAGACGTGTACAGAGACACACTGGACAGGTGCTATGATTGGATAGGAGAATATGGCGACTATATGTACGTACAATTTGTGGAGGGAAAAGGATGAAAGACACAGACTTATGCGGTAACAGGCTTGAGATTGTCGTGCCTAATGCTTATGAACTAGCTGTAAACGACAAAGAAGGATTTGTAAAAATCAGACGTAATGGCTTCGGAGCCTCAGACAGTGCTATCTACTTAGGTGTTAATAAGTGGACAACTGTAGATCAGCTCATTGAACAGAAGCTTGCAGAAGGAATTACACAGGAAGAAATTGAAGTAGGAGAGAAAGAAGCTGTACGCAAAGGTGCAGACCTTGAGCCACTTATCTTAGATAAGTTCTCTAAGTGGTCTGGCTTTGAATTAACTAAGCCTGATGCAATGTACAGAATGATTGAGCATCCTCAGCTTACAATCAACTTCGATGGCGTTACACAGATGGGAGATCAGTACATTCCAGTAGAAGCTAAGTACGTAAGTGTGTACGCAAACAAGTACTGGGACAGATCTAAAGCAATCGACGAAGTGTACAATGGATCTCCACGAGTGTGTGGAGGAGCTGGAGTAGTAGATCACATCGAGCAGGAAGGTATGCTCTATGGTATTCCTGCTTATTACTACACTCAGGTACAGCAGCAGTTGTTAGCACTGAACGCACCATTCGGTTATCTCGCTGCATTATTTGATAAAGGTTGGGAGCTTAAAGTGTTTAAGATTTATGCTGATACTTTTGTACAGCAGAACCTTATCTCAACTAGCAGAGAGTTATGGAACATTATAGAGGAAAGACGACACGGAAAAGAGCTAGGTTAAAACCTAGCTCTGAATCCACTGTATCGCATCTTGTACTGTACTGCTTCTCTACGAAGTCTTACTGTACTAGCGTTACTATATGAGTGCCATACTCCTGATCGCATTGCCATACGTGACAGACCATACTTCGCGTACTGTTCTCGGTACATACTACGTCTGTTACTATACACAACATTTCTATATGATGTCGGGTATGTAGACTTAATACTCAGACTCTTACGTACAGGTGACACACCAAGGTTCACCTTGTATATCTTACGCATTCCGTAGTTTTGTCCATTCAACTTATTAACAAGTGAATATGTAGAACTGTAGCTACCGTTAGTAACATACGGCTTCTTAACTTTGTTCTGCTTGTAGTAATGCTTGATAGGCTTTTTCTGTTTAGGTTTCATATACCTATTAAACCTACGAGTATTACCACTGTGTGCATAATAGCCTCCACGCTTACCATAGCTACGTTTGCTATAGCTTCTGCTGTAGCTTCTACCATAGCTCTTACGAGGACGTGTCATACCTTTGACATTCATCTCTTTACCATCGGTGGTAACATAGAATCCGTCTTTAATCATCTGCAGGATTGCTCCGTACTGATAACCTTTTTCTTTAAGGTATTGGTAAACTCTGGAGAACCCACCCTTTTCGTATCTGATATACTCAGGGATAGTGTTGTAGTATGCTGTAAACTCCTTGTCAGTTAAAAACTTATTAGGAGACTTCATACCCATGACGTTTGTGAGTTTACCATTCGCATCCAAGTATGCACCCTGCTGTATCATTACCTTAGCCTGGTCTTCAGTGTACCCCTGCTTCTTCAAGTAAGCTAATGTTCTAGCGTACGCTCCCTTTTCGTAACGTGTGACTTCAGGAAGTGTATTGTAGTAATCATTAAACTCTACCTGTCTCCACAAAGGATTTACTTTAGCAATGCCTGCTTCAATGAGGTTAAGCATCTGTCCCTTATCGTTTAAGTAATAGCCTGCCTGTATCAGCTCACGAATCTTAGCATCATCTAAGCCCTGCTTCTTCAGATAGTCCACAGTTCTGTTATATGCTGTCTTAGTATCGCCTGTCATACCAAGCGCTACTACATTGATAAGCACACCACCTTCAGTGAGGTAAGAACCGTCTTTTATCATCTGAGTAATCTGCTCATACTTATAACCCTGTGCTTTCAGGTATGCGTATGTACGCTTGTAAGCACCTGACTCATATCTTGTGTACTCAGGAATTGAATTATAGTAAGCCTTGAACTGGTCATCGTTCATATACTTACTGTAACCTGTGTTAGGTCTGGACATTCCTGTACAATCAATCAAGCGCTCCTGATCTTTAAGGTAGCACGCTCCGTTCATAATAAACTTCTTAGCAGTCTCGTTATCAAATCCGATAGACTTCAGATACTGCAGAGTGTCACTGTACAATCCCTTACCATACTTCACATAAGTAGGAAGCTGGTTATAGTATTCCTTGAACTCTTTAGCCAGCTCATCGTTAAGCTTCTTAACCTGCTCAGCAGTGTACTTGTGCATCACTGGATTACCATCAGCATCGTAGTCTACGTACACATTGTTTTTAATAATGTAGTTGTACGCATCATCATAGTCCAGCTTGAAGTGTTCCATAACATACTGCGCTGTACGTGTAGCTGCACCTGGTTCATACTTCATAAACGATGGAAGCTGTGCATTGTAGGCATCCCAGTCATTAGCCATCTGCTGCTCTTTAGCTGCAAGCTGTGCATCTGAGTAATATCTGATGTAGCCCTGCTCATCAAAGTATGGATGCTTAGTAGCAATAATATTGTACGCATCCTTGTAGCTGTAGCCTAGCTGGGTGTAGTACTCATACAAATCACTGTACATATTCTTATCGTACTTAACATAGTCAGGAAGCTGTCCGTATAACATAAGTGCTTCTGAACTGTACAGCTTGTCACGTGCTTTAGCCCTACTGAGTAAGTCGCCAGTCTTAGGATCAAACCAGCGCACATCAGACTCATCACAGATAAGCTGCATAGCTTCTTGTGCAGTGTAACCTTTGGCAATCAGCTCAAGCAATGTATCGTTGAGTAAGTCTATATTAAATCCCCAGTTACCTTGTTTGTTCTGATACGTGAACGCATTAGATTCATCAACGTACTTAGTGTTTGGATCGTCTTTACGCATAAGCTCAGCAAGTGCTTCAGGAGGTATCTCTGTTTCAGAATCGTTGAGTCCAAACAAATAATCAAAGATACCAATGATACCTTTAGCTTCGTTACCAAAGATTTCTTCTTTAGTAAATCCCATCTTTTCATACTTACCTACCCAATCAATATAAGTAACTGCATCCTTAGACCAGAACGCAGCAAGGCGAGTATCGTACGAACGATCTTTACTGTACTCTACGCCGACAAATCCAGGTGCAACAGTACCAGCTATGTTACTTAACTGTGTCATAATGTTGCCTGTGAAATCTTCTTTAAGACTAGGGAAGATGTTCATAAGTCCAAGATGGTTTATATTAAGATTACCGTTCTTATAGTAGGTAGCTATTGCATTTCCCATAGCGCCGAAGAATGGAAGTGTGTCTATGATGTCATAGTTATTTTCTATACACCACTCTAAGAATCCCACTTCTTCGTCGTATTCGTACGCTCTCGTTTTTCCTATTTCAGCATCATACATATACTTAATATGATGCTCTGTTCCTGCAAAGTCTGTGCCGTATTCAGCTTTACTGTTACGGTATGCAGTCATTGCAGCTGCTATATTAGCGACAGGACTGTACACATTATCAGCAAATAGTGTGGGAACTGAGAAAGGTTTTCCATTAGCTAGTCCATCTACCATTCCTGCTACTTCAAGTGGGAATGTCATACAGTTGTCTAATAAATCTAGCGCATCTACAAAAGAGTTACCTACTTTAAGTAGATGTCTGTATGTGTACGTTACTTCTTTACCTGTAATAGGATCTGTACGAGTAGCCTGTATCTCACCACCGACAGGTATTCCACGTGCGTACGTTTTAGGTATTCCGTTGTACTCATTGAACGCTTCACTAATACCTGCATTAAGTGATGCTGCAAACTCTGCAGCAGTACCTGCATCAGTACGTCCTGTTGCGACATCTTCAGCAAGCTGAGTGAGTCCGTCTCTAAGCTTCTGTCTGTAAATCATATTTCTAATCATTGCAGACTCTTGTTCGTCATCATACACATAGCCCTGTGCACGAGAAATCTTATAAGCATACTTCATTGTGTTAGCGTGCTTAATACTTTCCTGTGTCCAGTACTTCGCATTGTACAGTTTGAATGTAGAGAATGGGAATACCTTATCTAAGTTCTCAACAAACTTACTACGTGAGTTGTAGTTGAACTGAGAAGCAATAACCTCTATATTAGCTTTGTTAGCAGAGTACCCAAGTTCATCCATATAGTACAGCGCCATACCGAGACGAGTATCAGACTCTACGTTAGTGAACATATTTATATTCATATCTAACAGCTGTCCTAATCCAGGTACTTTTCGTAAAGCTTCTGTCCACGCAGCGCTAGTAGGAGTGTAGTGATAAAACATACCAGCTAGTTCTTTTTGCTGTGCACTGGTAAGTTTACCAAGCTCTTTATCCTTAGCCATCTTTTTAAGTATGTCAGCTGCCATCTGTTCTTGTCCGTGTTTAGTAGACTCGATAACTCTGTAGAAGTCAGCATTGTACTCATTCTGAAACAGCTTCATAGCTCTGTCCATATAACGTTCCATCTGTGCAGATGTAGCGCCTGCAAACTCTGTAGTCTCGTTATTAAGTACCATTTCTGCTAACTTACTCTTCTGCATAGTTTGCTGCATATCAAATATGTTAGCGAGTCCTGCTGCACTAGATGAGTCAAACGCATACACCTTCATAAATGTGTCCATATCTATGTGTTTAGTTGTAGTAGCGTCTGTAAAAAACTCTTGTATGGAGCGTTCATTAAGCTGCTTACCACTGGAAAGTATATCCTGTACAACTGCTTCATATCTACTTTTTACTTCACGTGCACTGCCTATGTATGGAAGTACACCGAGTCCTGCGTTATTAACAGCTTTCCAAGTAGCATCCACTTTGTTACGAAGTGCCGCACCAAAAGGCATACCAAACAAATAACCTGTCACTCTGAGGTTACGAGTAGTGTTCGCCCATACATCTACCATATTAGCGAGTGTTTTATTAAACGCTGAAGCGTGGTCAGCAAACCACTGCTTGTCTAAAGCTTTAGCACACTCCTGTATTTCAAGGAACTCTTCATTAGACACACAGATTACGTGCTTGTGTTTTCTAAGAAAGTCAAGGTGTGCGTCACCAACAAGTTCTACTTTTTCTACAGTGTAACGTCCAGCGTCATCTACAAAACAAGTAGCGAGTGTGTAGCCATCTGACTTGAGTGCACGCTGTACATCTCTAGCTCGTACCTTACCACCACCTCTACGCTCAATCTCATCACACATATGCCCAATAGACTGTGTTTCATTATCGAACATAGCAAGATAGTTTGTAGTAGCTTCCATCTTATTGCGCACGTGGTGCAAACCATTACCCATATTGTTTACAATACTAGATGATGCGTAAGGATTGAATCGCTTTTTAACGTCTATATCAGCAATAACACTACAGTTATATGCTTCTGTGAACCAATCATTAAATGCACCATCTGAACCTAAGTGTGAAGCTGCAGGGAACTCATCAATAATAAGATTGCCGTCGGCATCACGCACACCTGCTTGTATAATACGCATAGTGTCTTGTGTCATAGTCTCTAAATCAGACACCATATAGTCTGCTGCCATATGTTTAGACATTTTATCAAGTGTGTCTGTAAACGTCTGAGAAGCAAGGAAGCCTTCTTCAGTTATCATAGTGCGTAAGAAATCTTTGCTAAGCTCACCGTCATAATTCTTTATGAGCTTCTCAACCACTTCCGCCTTTAGTCTCTGCTGTTCAGCGTATGGTAAATCTGTTCCAATCTGTTTAGTCATACGTCTGTAGCTTTTTTCAAAGTCCATAAGCTCAGCATTAACTGTACGCTGATACTCTAAGTATCTAGCAGATACTTCTGTACTGCGCTTACTGTACTCAGCAAATAACTTATCTCGCTGTGCAGGGGAGTAATCTGTGAGGTCTTTGTATATACGTATGTACCCGTCTACTTCTGAAACATTAACTACCAATCTTTCTGAAGCCTGAAGGCTTTCCATACGTGCCATAAGTAGCTTTAAGTTCTCAGGGCTTCCCTGGAATACAGAAGCGTTAGGATCAATAATGAGCGCATTCTTACAGTTACGTACAACGTGTGTCTCAAATTCTTCATCAGACATAGTAAGAATTGTTTTAACTGCACCCTGCTGATGGAAAGATTCAAGTGCACCTGTGGAACGCTTCAATGCTTCAGCTGCCTGGTTACGTGCATAGTTTGCAGAAGCATACCAACCTTCTTCAGATGCTAAATCAAACGTAGGCTTGTGTTCTCCGATACCGTAAATACGTCCGTTAAAGTCATCCATCATTGTACGGTAAGGAGTAAATACTTCTTCAAACTGTTTACGAAGCATTGTCTCTCTAGCTGTGTACGCATCGCCTGCTGCATCAACAGCTTCCATTGTGTGCAGATATGTAGAAAAATCTGTAACATAGTCTGCGTTAGCGTACGCTCTTTCAGCTGCGTGAAGCCTGTTAACTGCTGCAAGTGAATCGTTATACTTATTTCTAAGTGTGATACCAGACCTTGAGAAGTCTGTGATGCCTCCACGATTGAATACAAGTGCATCAGCAGTACCAGGATCTGAAAGTCTGAGTGCATCTGATATAAGTTCATTGAACTCTGGAGACTTTCCAGTACGTTCACAGAAGAAGTCAACAGCCTCTGCTGTACGCAAACAATCGTGCTTTGCAAATAATTCGCTGCACTGTGTACGAATGTAAGTAACAGCTGCAAAGTATTCCTGTGGAGTATTGTACTTCATACTTCCGATAACCTGAAGTGTAGGAAGCTGTGCGCCATCAAAGAACTGCGCACTACGTACACACGCCTCGTTGTGTACTACCTGGAATAAATCTCTGAACACGCCATGTCCCTGGTCGATGTCATCTAGTAATTCAGGAACAGCAATACTACTGTGTGTGCTATCTACAGATTTTACAATACGTGATACCTTATCAAGTTTGCTTACTGTTGAGCCGTCGGTCATATTATCAAGCACATCCTGAAGTGCGCCTGTGTCGAACCAACTCTCTACAATCTGTTTATCAATTACCTTATATAAATTATAATCACGTACAATCTCAGGATTATCTTTAGACATCTGTCTAAGCACAGCCATAAGGTTAACGTGTTTAGAACCACCTAAGTTACAGTAGTTGCGTACAACTTCATCGAGTGCCTTCTGGTCAATAACAATATCACTAAGCTTGCCGAGCCCCATACCAGACTCTATACGTACAGTCTCCATACCCTGAGTAGCACGCTGAGCAATTCTATCAATTCCTACTTTATCTAACTCGCCTGCTTCAGGAATGTTGAGTGCCATCTTATTAGCAAGCGCACCCATATCTGTGTGTATATCGTAAGCGATACCTGTGTTAACTCCCATCACTGCTGAGTTAATCTTTCCATCTAAGAATGACTGGCTTACTGCGTGCTCAATAGACGCAACTGTGTCATCAGATATTTTTACAATGCCTTTACTTGCACGTATTGCATCGCCTACATCTACAGTTTCTCCGATACTAACACCAAAGTTATTGCGCAAACCAAAGCGTCTAAGGTATCTGTTCTGGTCTGTGTACGCACTAGAGTTATTGAAACCAATGAAACGAATTGTCTTACCTTCTGCAGCTGCACGCTGTGATAACGCAAACATATAATCATCTATCTGATTTCTAAACTGGCGCTGAGGAACGCCATCAACATCAAGCGCATCAAGTGCTGCAATAGCATCAGTTTCTGACATACCGTGCATTCTGTAAGTATGAGTCTGGTGTACATTGTAACTAATCTCTGCATTACGGAATGTACGTATCTCGTCTCCGACTCCAAAAGAAATCATAAACGGATCAGCACCATGCGTAACAGTGTCCATACTGAACACTACGTCAATGAAGTCTTCAGAGTTTCCTAATTTAAGAGATTCTCTGTAGAGTGGATCTGCAAACAATTCTTGTATTCTGCGTACATTAGCTCCTGTGTCGAGCGTATTACACTGCATATCCCATCCGTGGAAGTCTTGTCTACCTGTGCCGTTTAAGTATCTGTGTGTTGCATCTACAATGCTCTGTACTGCACTCTGCTCTGCTTCTTTTCTAGCTGCTGCGTTGTCAAGATCTACACGCTTGAACGCAGCATTGATTGAAGCAACTGAAGATGCGTAGCCATCAAGTACGGCAGCAGCGTCTGCAGGAGCAACTGTGGAAGTAATGGCTTCAACAAACCTACGAGAAGATGCGTGTTCAGCAGCTGCACTGATAAGAGCTTGTACTGCATCAGCTCCAGCTTCGTTACCAGCTGCGGAAGCAGAAGTGTATAGAGAACGTAACAGTGCACCCGTAGAGTTCATCGGATCTACAATAGCGTCTGCTAAATCTGTTAAGTCTCTATCTCCAAGCATAATAGCGTGCTCAACTGCCTGACTAAACTGTACAGTATACGCACGAGTAAACGCATCAGCATCAATAGAGCCGTCTGCTCTAACAAATGCAGATGCACTGTCTCTAATTGTCTGCGCAATTATGTCTGCCTTACCTGCTTCATCTACAGAGTAAATCTTCTGAAGTGCACTGAAGAATGCTTCATTAAACTTAGTGGTGCTGAGCTGTGCAGTAGTCTTAACTGCAACAGGTTCAGTAGCAGCAGCAACTCTGTGTAACTGTGCGAGGTACTGAGTCTTACTTACTTCGAGTGCATCTAAATATCTTGACGCGTCTTTATCTATGTTCTCAATAATACCTGAGTCTCTTAGAGTATCTAACCATTCCTGTGTAGCTTTAACGTCGCCAAAAGCAGAGGAACTGCTAATCCCTCTGATGATTTCTTTGAATTTATTAAGCTCTAACTCAAGTCCTGTAAACTCTGCTACAAACTTTCCGTTAGCAGGAGAGTTAAGAATTAAGTCAATAGATGTGCACACCTGATCTTCAAGCAGCATAAGCTCCATTGCGTTATCATAAGTGAGCACACCAGTCTTAGCCATATCTGAAGTAGCCTTTACCATAGGCGCAATAGACTGTGTGATTAAGTTGTTAGCTGACTGCACATTGTTAGATAACAAGCTAACCTGATCATACTTGTCCCAGATGTACAGTTCGTTGTAAGCAAGCTTAATCTTTTCAATCTGTGCTATATTAGCTTTGCTCAGGTATTTACCTAATTCTCCGTGCTCAATATCTGCGTCATAGTGCGCCACGTAAGCTTTGAAAGATGTCCACTTACCCTGCGATATAGCGTCAATTTTTTCATCAAGGATTTCTAATTTACGTGCATTAGATAATCCAGGATTGCTCATAATCTGTTGATAAGGTTTGAACTCTCTATCAAGTACATCTGTGTACAGTGCGTGTATAACTTCAGCTCTGTAGTTGTGTGCTTTGGTGTGTCCTACTGCTCCGTCGATTGTAGCAAAGTCTTCTTCAAGTCCTCTTATAACTTTCTTCAAGTCATCAGCTACGTGCACATCTTCCATAGCGCCTGCAACCTTACCAGTAATACGAATAGCTGCAATAGAAAATCTATCAGCAACATCGTTGGCTACAATTTTTCCGCCCTGTATAAGCGCCTTAGTAGTTTTAAGTCCAAGCCCAGCCAGCTTAGGAACAACAGTAAACTGAGGTAGTGCAACTGCACGCATAACATCTTCGAGCTTATCGAGTCTGTACTGTGCATTGTGTAAGCTTGCTGCAATCTTATAAGATGAGTCGAGCTTGAGTGCACCTGCTGCAGCTTTATTATTTGCAAGAACGTCTGCAATACTCTTGTTAATATTATTGCGTGTAAGGTTCTGTGCGTAAGTGAATGTCTCACGAGATGTCTTAGGTACTGCTTCAAAGATTGCGTCACGTGCAGCACTAGAAGGAAGTTCAATACTATTAAACCCTCTAGCTTTCATATCGCTAAGACGTGCAAGGTCTGCGAGGTCTGAAGCTGTTTTAGAAGAGTCTTTAGTAAGTACCTCTTTCATAGCTTTAGCAAGACGGTCATCCATACTGTCTCCAGTAAAGAAATGTTTGAACGCATCTGCAGCTGTGTCGTCCATATCGCTAGCTCTTTTAAGAATAGTAGTGACATCTGAATCAATAGCTTTAGCTACCTGCCTAGCTATATCATCATCAAGTGACTGTATGATCTCATCAGTAAATCCTGCTGCTCTGTACACGTTGCGCACACCATCGAGTACTTCATCAGTAGAACTTGCAAGTACACTTTTAGTGGCAGCTTTACCACCGAATGAAATAAATGTAGCAGGATCAAACATTATCTCAACAGGGAGTGTTAAAAACAGAGACTGCCAAAAGCCCATCTCTTCTCCATTCTCGTACATAATCTGATCGTACTCAAAACTAGGAGTAGTACCGTATGCACCCCAAGTAGCTTTCAATGCAATAAGTCCTGCTAAATCACGAATCTCATAACCCTGTCCACCTTTTACTTCTCCAGTAGTAGGAACTGTGTTAAGTGTACGGTCTAGCTTGGCTAACCACTGATCTTTATATGCGTCTCCTTCTAGTTCGTCATTCATAATAGCTACGTACTGTCCGTACATAGGATTGTATGAGCCATCAATATTACGCTCATCATACAAGTCTGCACCTATAATCATTGGCTTAAAGAACAGATTAGATATATCTAAAGTCTCGCCTAAGTTTATGAGATAGTTGTTAAGTGCAACTCCACCCATGTTTTTAGTCCAAGTAACTACGTCTGTTATACCTGTACCTTGGAACATACCTACGAATGAACCTTTACTGTCAGCAATCTGTCTAGTAAGCTCTTCAGGAATAGACTGTCCATTGCGTGCGTATAAGCTAGCTTCATAAGAAGCCCATATTCCTGACCAGTATTTGTCCCAACTTTCTGCACGCACCTGTGCATTGTACTCAGTCTGTTCCGCATTAAGTGCTCTATTAGTATGCCACTCCTGATTAGCATACTTAATAGGGGCAGCAAGATAACCGCCCATTTCTTTTAAGTCTCCTCCTATACCACTGAAAGCACGAGGTATCTGCTGATACCACGCACCTGTATAACCATCAGGAAGCACTTCATTACCAAAAGTCTGATCCCAAAACAACCTACCTGTGAAACGTACAAGCACATCCTTTGCAGAGTTTACCTGTGTGTCCGATGTAGCATCTGCAAAGTACTGCTGGTACTCTTCGTACATACGCTTTGTCTCTTCAAGCTGATCACAGTACTGATTCATCTGTGCGTCCCAGTCTTCACCTGGGATATATGTGGCGCCGTTAGCTACACGCTTACGTAACTCTAAGTACTCTGCATAATCTGCTTTTGATAATGCGTCCTGTGGAGATACAGTGGAAGGCAAGTGACTGATAGTATCAGAGTAACTGAGATATTTAGAATAGTCTTGAATAGACATAGCCTCAGAATCTATTGTCTTCTTTGCGTCCATATACTCGTTAACGTAACGCTCACGGGTTGCTACATAATCATACCAGTCTCCGATTTGACTACCTGAGAATGTTTCTTTAAGTTCTGTGTAGCGTGCGTAGTCCTCAGACTTCATACCGTACTGTGCAGGAACACCTCGTCCACTCCAAGAACCTACTTCCTGCTGAAGCTTCTTGTACTCTTCCCACGCTTCACGTGACTTATCCTCAGAAGTAGATTTACCAAACAGTGTTTCGCTAGCAGAAGTGTACTCAGCGTACAGTGCTTCATATTCGTCCCACTGCTTCTCTGAGATAGTCTGTCCTTTTTCCTGCATACCTTTAAGCTTAGTTGTATAAGCTTCAAGTGCTTCACCAGTAGTAACATAAGATGTGTACGCATCTACAGCTTTACTCTTATTGTTATCAAGAGTCTCGATTAAACCTGCGTAAGTTTGTGCTTTACGCTGTGCATTGTTATAATCCTCTGAGCCCTGTGCCATCTTATAGATCTTGCCAGTCTTTGTGTCATAGTACACAACTCTGTCTTTATCTGTAAGACCGTCAAGTCTTTCGCGTCCGATTTCAGTAACGCCCTCAGCATACTTAGCCTCAGTCTTAAATGAGTCACCTTTAACAACGCTCCATATTTCAATAGAGCCATCTGACAATCCTTTGTTAATACGTTCTGCGTCAGACACCTGTGCAGTGTTTACCTTATAAGTTGTCCAAGAATGTCTGTTATCCTCTGTGTAAGTCTCACGAGGTTTAGTAGCATCTTCAGCACCAGGGAGTGTGTACGCAATAGTCTCTTTAGCAAGCGAGGTCTGCATATACGCAGGAAGCTGTAACGGATAAAGAGGCTTAGTGTCCTGTGCTTTGAAGTTTCTTTTGAAGATGTCGTACGCCTGCGGATCTACGTTAAACTTAGGCTTCTCAGGTTCAGAAGACGCACTGCTATCTGATGAAGAAGATAACTCAAATAACCCCTTGAATGCAGGGGTTTGCTGAGTAGGTATTTGTATATCTTTAATAGGCACGTACGTAGGAACACCTGAAGAAGATGTGCTAGTGGACTTAGCTGCTGAGCTAGATGAGCTTGTGCTCTTAGTAGACGCAGCTTCTATCTCTCTAAAGCCCTTGCTACCTGTGGTAGTAATCTTAGGTGTGCTAGCTGTACTTGTCTTTGTGGTCGTAGTTGTTTTACTACTAGATGTAGTGCTTGATGTGGATTTACTACTAGATGCAGTAGTCTTACTAGATGTAGTTTTTGTAGCTGAATTAGTAGCTATGCCCTGATTATTCTTAGGTGCATTGCTACCAGTGGTAGGCTTTGTGCTGTACGCGCTGCCTGCAATAGATGTTTTAGTAGTGCTTGAAGAGGACGACTTTTTGTCGTCCTCCTTCTTAAACACTGATGATACTGCGGATTTAATTGTACTCCATAAACTCATATGTGTACTCCTTACTGACTTACTGAATATCCTCCAGCGTATTCAAGCTTCTGATACTGTCCCTTATCAGCTGCATATCGTTGTGCATTAGCCTGCTCAATAGCTGACTGAATAGCTGCGATAGATGACTGATTGTTGTTGTAGATACCAGCACCAGCTGAAGCAAGTGTACCTGCGAGATTTGACTGAGCAGTGTACTTGTTAGCTGCATAACCTGCTGCATCTGTGTTGATTGCCTGATTGTATGCAAGTTGTGCAGTAAGCTTCTGAATATCGTCGTTGTACAACTGATGTGACAATGTACCAATCTGACTTGCCATATCGTTGCTGTACTTGAGTGCATCGACGCTATCCTGTCTAAGCTGCTGTGCGTACTGATTAACAAGTGCCTGTCTATCAACTGCCAACTGAGTTGCTTCTTCGTTAGCTGTCTGTGTAGTTCCTAAGATTGCACTGAGCATATTGGCTGCCTGCATACCTTTGCTTGCGCCTGATGCAACTGCACTACCGTACTGCTGTCGGATAGTATCTAGTGCGGTGTTCTGTGCATCTGCTAAATGCTGATAGTATTTATTCTCAGTGCCTGAGCCCATCTCAGTTCTGAGCGATGCCTTTGTAGCATCCTGATAAATCTTTTCTATAGCGTCACGGTCATAAGTGAACTGTACACCTAACTGATCAGCTAGTGACTGTACGCCTCTGACAGATGGATCTACTAAAGCCTGATACGCTGGCTGTGTGTAGGTATCTGGAATAGATCCTGCTGACTGCTGAAGCGCTGCAATAATATCTGCAAGAGATGTAGCTGGGTTACTCAGCGAGTACTGAGTGCCAGCAGTTTCTTTTGTACTCTCTGCCATTGTGCACCTCCTACTTCATAAGTTCGTTTACCTTGCGCTGTACTGCGCTGTAATCATAACCTGCCTGTGTCAACCTACGCTTTCTTTCTGCACCGTTACCCCACTTACCCTGAATAACTTCTTTAGCTAACTTTAAGATAAGTGCTGCCTGTGTACCAGGAGCAAGAGTAGGAGCTGTGGTAGTAGGCTGTGTCTCAACCTTACCTGTAACTGTGTACTTTGTGATCTCAGCTTTGTTGTTTTCAAAGATAGTATTGATAGTGCTGATGTACACAGGAGATGTGGCATAGCCACCGTTCTTAATACAAGTGATTGCTTCAAGCACTGTGCCTTTTGTGAGGCTAGCTTTGTAGCGTGCACCTTCGATTAAATCAAAGTAATCACGTACAGAGTCTTCCATATTGTTGTAGGCTCTGAAGCAAGCATTGATATTAGTGTAAGTTTTTCCGTCATAACATTCTTTAGTAGCTGCATTATATACTTTTCCACCATACTTAGCAGTCTTAACCCATACTGAAGTAGCCTTGATTCCAAAGAATGCGTTAGCGTTTTTCATAATAGTAGCTGTGCCGTACGCTGACTCACAACAAGCCTGGGCTACACAAGTCCAAGCCTGAGCATTTCCATATCCACGTTCTTTACACACCTTGACGGCGATAGGTGCGATAGTGTTAATAAACTGTTTAACCTGTGCTGCTGTCGCCATATTATTTCTCCTTCGCTTCAATCTGTTTAAGTAGCTGTACAACCTTATCATATCCGATCATAGATCCGATCCATACGCACACAGTCATAAGTGCTAAACAGATAATATTGTTTACAGTCCAAGGGATATTCATCAGCATATAAACAACTGCTGTACCACCTGCACCAATTACAACTGCATCAACAAGTGCAACGACGTTAGGTGAACACTCCTTGCCTGCGTTTGAATAAAACTTCTTAACTGCTTCTGTTAATAATGCAGCAGCTGCTGCTCCAACTGTGAACATTGTGATAAATAGTGTGATACTCATAGTATTTCTATGCTCCCTTCTTTTATTTTTGTGACATTCTCTGCCTCAGTTTTCTTGATAATAAATGCTGTGTGTGCACCAAGTTCTACAAACGCTGCAGTAACAGCTGCAGTAGTAAAACTCATATCCATATTAAGCACACCGCTGAACACTGTAAGTATTAAGCAGATAAACACAAACAACCACACGAGTGTGAAGTTAATCCAGTACACTCTGTTTGTCCATCCTTGTTTATCAAGCTTACGTAAGAAAGATCGTCTACTCATATAATACCTCTTAAATAAAAATACTGCAACTATCTCACTCTTGCAGGTAGTTGCAGTAACTCGTCTTTACGTGTATCTAATACTTGGTTATCTCCCTGAAGTTGATGGTAGGCTTTGTACTGATTTATCCACTCTGTGAGTTCATCATCCCACACAAATCCACGTGCTTTTATGTCATAATATTTATCTAACAACTGTCCACGCATCTGTGCTTTCTGTGCTTCTTGTAGTATACGTAGTTGTTTGAAAAAATTTATACAGGACTTAACACACCAGCTCGTCATAGCAAATATTGACGGAATACCTAGTAAGCCTAACCATCCTACAAATGTATGAACTTCATTACTCATAGCTGTGCTCCTTCTCTACAGTTCCATCAGGCAGTATCACGTAACCGTCTTTTTCTAAATTCTTTCTAACCGCCTCTTGAAACTCAGGACGCACATCATAAAAATTTTTAGAATGTTGTTCACATAGTCTTGTGTACAATGCTACCATAATTAACCTCCTATAACGTTATACAAGTCTGCGATTGCTTCCATAATAGCTGCGATGTCATCACGCATATTATTTGTCTGCTCGCCTAAATATGTTACGTACTCATCCGTGTTGTACACTGTCTCTGTGTACTGATACATAACTGGATCTGTATTTTCTACAGGGGTTATGTTATCTCTTACATAGTACATACCGTTGTTGTTTTCAAATGCAACAGGTCTTGTTGCGCTTTGTGCTATTACAGTTTTCATACATGCTCCCTTCTACTGTGTGCTGATACACTGTGTTTTAATCTAGGAATATCTACATACTGCGTAAGCTGCTTGTACGCATATTTAGTATTGGTATATTTGAACCAACCTGTGTAACTTAAAAATTGTGTAGCGTTATACCAATCGTACTTATTATACTTCACTATATGTATTGCTTTTCTACACGCTTTATAATACAAGGATTTCCTTAGCACTGTGTGCGTATTATAAAACTTAAACCCCATAAAATCTATTGGTCTGCCAGAGTTATTATTTTTCATTCTGAACACTTGCCAATTACTTTTTACTACCAAGTGTAATTCTTCAGCTAGGTAGCACTGTATCGCATCTTTGACAAAGTGTGCAAACGTTTTGTCATTGGTGCAGATTACCATATCATCCATATAGCGTATGTAGTGTGTAGCGTGTAAGTCTTGCACAACATAATAGTCAAACTGTGTCAAGTAGTAATTAGCAAACCATTGAGAAGTATAGAATCCTATAGGAATGCCTGAAGGCACTACGTGTACAACAGTCTCAAGTACGTTGTAAAATTTGTCGTCTCTTATAAGCTTACGTAACTTAGACAACAGTATGTCTTGTTCTACGTTATCAAAATACTTTTTAACGTCTAGCTTAACAACGTACGTGCAAGGCAACCACTTCTCCAGTTGTGCTTTGCCATCAAACATTCCTCTGTCTGGAATGGATCCATAAGTGTGCGTGTACATACTGCGCATAAATATAGGCTTTAATATATTTATAAGCATATGATGTACAACCTGTTCTTGAGCAGTTGGTACTATTATATTACGTTGTTTACGAGAAATACCATCGTATATCTGTACGTAATGGTGTTCTGCGTTTGTGTAGTTCTGCACCAGTGCTTGAAACACTGGCACGTATTTGTCTATGTTGTTTTTATATTTTAATAACTTACTTTTTGTCCGTTTACTTTTATTACCTTTTGCAGCGTTATTTATAGCTAACGCAATATTATCATAGTATATAAAAGAGTCCCATAAGTTGTTATAAGATTTCATTATCTTGCTTTAGCGCCCCGTTCATAAGTATTACTAAGCACGCGTTTATCGCAATCATTTTTACCAAGAGGTAACGAATGTGCACCGCACTAAGTGTAAGATATAGCAGCCCTAATGTTCCAGTTAGAATTAGAAACCGTGTTGTTGAGATTCACGTAACTTGCGTCGCAATGCAACCTGTTGTTACAGTTGCCACCAACATTAGCATTTTGCGCTGCACACCCGTAATAATATTATACTAAGCTTTAGGCTTGCAAGATAGCGCAGCCCCAAGGCTCCAGGCAGAACTAGCAACCGCGCTGTCGAGATTCACGCAACTCGCGCCGCAACGCAACCCGTAGTTACAGCCGCCACCAACACAAGCAAAGTACACACCAGCAGATGTGTTAAACCAACCTCCATCGCACTCGTACGTAGAAGAAGATCCGTTCATAGTAACATTGACTGTACCAAGCTCAGAAGCTTTTGTAACATTACAGAATCCTCCTGAAGTACCACCACTGCTTACGCCTGTGTCTCTATAGCCTGTAACAGTTGTCTGCTGATAGCCTGTAACACTTGAGCCGTCAGCAGTGCTCCAAGTTTTCTTTACATACTGTCTAGTTCCTGATGCTAATAATCCTGCAGTACGTCTCAACTGATTTCCCCAAAAGTGTTCCATACCGAATACCTTAACTCCGTCGGTACCTGTGTTAGTTCCCCAAAACAGCCCCTTAGTATTCATAGAACCAGAGTTCATTAACGATGCTGCTGAAGATCCACCTGTGTCATAACCTCTTCCAAACACTGTCTGAGAGTCAGTAGACTTACCAATAAGTTTTAACAAATCTACTATGAGATCACGATCACACCACTGCTCTATGTACCATTCCTGTACACCGTTGCTGTTGTTTGCATTTGCAAAGTTAATTTCAGCAGAGCCTGTGTTTGCGTTTATAGGTGCTTTTCCACTTAAACTTCTTAAACGGTTGTCAACCACACTTCCGTTATAGATAGGTGTGTAGAAATAAGGTATTTCTTTTCCACTATAGTCTAAGTTTGCATAGCACTCATAGCTATCATTAACCTTATAGTTAGCAATGTAGTGGTACTCATAAGTTGCGTCCTCATATACTCTGTGCCAGATTTTAGGGAACTGCATCATAGCGTTACCTGGAAATGCAGCGTTAGCAACGTCTGAATACGTACCGTCTGCACGTCGTGTATAATCATTTTTGTTTAAGAAGTATGCAACTGTGCCATCGTAATTTAACATACAAGGCTTAGGCATAAAGAACGCATCTTCCCAACTACCATAATTGAACACACCAGCCGTGTAATCCATACGTGCAGGAGTGTACCCTACTGCATCTTCAAGGTATGTTACACGTGAATATGGATCAGTGGCACCTTTAGTAACTCTAAATCCAAAATTCTTGTTAGCACTAAGCTTAGTGTAATACGTCTGATAGACTGTTATGTCTACATAGCTGTGATATGTGCCTGCTTTAACTATAACTCTTCCGCTAAAGTCTGTGTAGAATTTTGCTACTCCATCTACTACGTCAGCAGTTCCAAGAAGCGTATCACTGCCATCATAATAGTTAACAGTTGTTATAGCTGTATCTTCTACAACAGTATAAATAAGAGCACGAGACTTAATAAGATCTTTTTCTATTCTGTCCAACTGTTCAGCATTTTCAACTGCAAGTCTGTTCATCTCGTCTTTTATATTTTTTACTTCTGCCCAACTCATGCTATACCTCCTTAATTATACGTCTCGGCTATACTACCGTCTGTATTAAACACAGTTCTCTTAGTACTGTACAGTACATTGTCTTTATAGTACTTTTCAGTAATCTGTGTTGCCGAATCAAACGTAGTGATTACTTTATAGCCATCTGTGTATATTTCTGTAATACTACCATCCTCATTGAAAGTAGTCGTCTTAGGAACTGCACGATTGATTTCATTGATTGCATCGGAGATAAGCGTAGCTTTTCTAGTGTTAAGTACTGTACCTCCGATTCTGGCTAACCAGTTAAGTGGTGCTGCTGCCATAATCTACCTCCTACCAATGAATGTATTTCTCATATGTCTCTTCGCCTGACTCATCTTTGTAGTCAACATACACATTACTAAGAAGTGTTTCCTTGATATTCTTCTCTAATGCTTTGTCTCTTAACTTAGATGCTTCATCAACATCATCAAGTCTGCGATTAAGTCCTGAATCTGTATTGTTGATCAAGTCAAACAAATCGTCGATAAGGTTGTTAATAGTTGTTTCAATCTGATCAATAGCCTGTGTAACCGTAACTACTTCAATACCTGACTGTGCAAGTACAAAATCTACACACTCGCTGAATAGGATTTCAGAGTAGTTTTGAGCACCAGAATCGACCTTAAAAATGCACCAATAGTTGTGTGCAAGTGTTTCAGCGATCAGCTCCTGTACATCACTGTCGTGCACAGTGTGTGAATCATCTAAAGAAATTACACAGATACGTTTAGGGAAGAACTCGTCTGAGTCTATATAACCCTGCTCAAGTTTAGTGTTAATCATATAATTAAACACGCGAGCTACTTCTGTCTCAACGTCATCTGATGTGTTACCTTCAGGGTATACGAATACACGCTGACCAGCAATAATTTCATTGTCCTGCGCCCACTTCAATGAAAGGGACGCAGCTTCATATGCGTTATCAAGTGTTAGCGCTGATGCCGTGTTACCACAAGTAAGTATGTCGAAACCAGCTAACTGAGCTACCTGTAACTGCTGTACAGTAGGATAAGCTGAAGACGCACCAGTAAATGCAACGTTGGCAGTGAGTGTACCGATTGTACCTTTACTCTCAAGTAACTCTCTGAACTGCAACATATCTTTCTGAATACTTGTATCTAAGAATGTAAACAATGGCTTGTTAAGATAAGCACTGGTCTTGTTCACAACTGAAGCTGCAAGGGCTTCCAGCTCTTTGGCTACTGCTTTTGTTAGTGCCTGTTCAATCTGCTCTACGCTCATCTTAGCGATTGCATCAGGGATGCCTTCCTCAGTAAGGTACTGCAACCACTCTGAGTTATAATCTCCCTGTGCAACAAGCAGGTTGAGGACGGCATTCATTTCTTTTGCACTGATTGTTTGATGTGCTTTATAATCAAACACGCTGTGTATAAACTTAGGAATCCAGTTCATTGTATGCCCTCCTTATTCCCATTTTAATATACGGTGTGTACTTAGTCAAGTTATCTAGCGAACATAACCCTGTACACCCAGTTGATGTGCAGCAGCTCAAATGACACCTCATTAAGGCTGAGGATCTTCACTGCTCCACCGTAACCTTTACCTGATACGTGATAGCGTACCTTGTGCACAGTTATGTCTGGGAATATTGAAGTATCTAACTCCCAAGTGTCTAACGTAGTTAGACTAGGTGTGTGCTCACCTTCTAGCAGTTCTCGCTCTACGAAGATTGTGCCGTAATTAGGATCTGCTTTATCTGTACACTGTGATATAACGTGCTTGTACATAGGAACTGTTTCAACATCGTCTACCACAAATGCTGTATGAAACTGCAGCTGAGCTGACTTAATAATATTCACACAGAACTGTACTTCTCTGAAGCGCTTCTTGTTGTCTTCACTGAAGTCCCTATAGCCTGTATCAATCAACTGATAGTTTCCGTACTTACGCTCTACACCTTCTGTAAGTGGCAGCGTATCTTTTGGAATTGTATCGTCCATCTTTGCAAGCACTGCTTTTAACAAATAGTCTTCAACGTACAGATGCACGAATACTGCTTTACCTGTAACTGTAGGTTTGTACACAGTCATACGGTATTCTGTAGACTGGTACATATAAGCTGTCCAAGCTCTGAGCACGGTGTCATAGTTAAGACACAAGTCGATGTAATACTCCGTAGGAGTTTTGCTAGCGCCCTCGTACAGATTGACCTTAACCTTATACACGTTACGAATCTGTGTGTCATCCAGATACACGAAGTAGTCGTAAAGGTTTACGTCAATATCATTAGTATACTCATCATAGTTCATATTGTACACGTCGTTGAGTAGACCAGCCACCGTCGTACGCATATAGTCAAGCATCTGTTCTATAGGACGTGACACAGGTGCCATCTGTACTCCACCAGTTGAAGACTTTGAATCAGGTACGATCATATAGAAGTAGTTACCTGATTTGAAGTACACCATATTCTGTACAGTGACTACCGTATTAACATCTGCTGCTTCCATAGCCAAGCGTTCCTGAACACAGGTGGTCGTGTATGAAATACCGTCCTCATTCATAACTAATTTGTATAGCGCTGTCTTAGTAAACACAAGCAAATCCGACATATAAGGAACTGCGCAGATGATGTCGTCATTAAAGATTTCACTGTTGTTAGGGTAAGGCATATAGCCTGGATCATTGATCTCCGACACAAACAGCGTACTCTTAGCATTGGACACACCCCACATAACTAAGCGCTGCATCCAAGTACAGATACCCGTTGATGTTCCTAAATCGTACTCTACTGCATCTACATTAAGCACTGAGCTGCTGCTGTTGCTTGTAAGATAGTACGAAGCTAATGTGGTAACTCTGTTAGGTGTAAGGTATTCGTCCTTAGTAACCAGTGCCTGAAGTGCTGTATCTTTTTCCCACTCAGCATCCTGTGCGTCCATCTCTGATTTCTTGTACAATCGTACAATAAGTGAGAACGCTGTAAACGCAGGAGAGTAGTGGAATACAATCTCTTCACCAGGCGTGTACTCATGTGAACCTCTTACCTTCTGAATAACCTCAGCAGCAGACGCATTATTAAGATCCTGCACTTCCCATTGCACGAGGTACTTATCATTGTTATCCACATCAGTCTGTGTATATTTGTAATATAGCTTGAAGTCAATAGGTGTACCAGGTCTTGCTGTAAGTAGCAGCCTGCCGTCTTCTCCGTAAGGAAGTACACCTGTTAACTCTATCCCACCAGTGCTTGAACGAGTATTCTCAAACGTATACGGATTGTCTTTCAACATATTGTACCCGTAGTTCATAGCCTGTGTAGGTTGCACCTCAGTAGGATCTACGCTCTTAACGTACCAGCTGATAGCAGTCTGATCGTTGTTGAACGTAGCATAAATCCTACCAAGTTTATTTTTGTTACCTGTATTAACCAGCACATACGTGTTTGCTTCTATAGATGTGTACATACCTGCACGGTACTTAGCCTCCATAGGCATTCCGTGCATCTCTTTAAGTGCAGGCTTCATAACAAAATGTCCTGCTAATCCCTCTGCTTCACGATCATAGGTAGCTGTAATGTACGTACCGTTGTGCTCAACAATGAGCATAGAGTGTGCGACATCTACACCAGCACTGTATAAAGTTCCTACTAACATATACTGACACAACATAGCGTCAGTCTTATCAGCAGTGTTAATATACATAGTGCCTGAATGGTGCACACAATAGTCAAGTGCCTCTCTGCTTGTGAGCATTGAGAACACTGTATCTTCTCCGAGCTGTGTCAGTCCACCTCTAGGAGTCAGGCATTCGCCGTCATTCTTTAAGTTGTAGTTGACAATGCTCTTTGCAAAACCAGACACGTGAGGAGCGTTACTGTACTTCATACCTGAAGCAAAGTTATCTTCGCTGGTCATATACCTGGCACGGTGTGCATTGTTAGCCGTATTCTTATATAAAGTAGTACCTGCCATATTGCCTCCTACCAGTGTAAATACTTCTCTGAAGTAGTTGCTCCTGTTGCGTCTTTATAGTTTATAACACATCCAGCAAGTCTATTTTCAACATCTGCTTCTGAACGAGCTGCTGCCTGAGCACTTGCCTCAGCTGCTGCCTGAGCATCTTCAGCTTTCCCCTGAGCTGTTTCAGCTGCAGCCTGCGCTGCCTCAGCTTTACCCTGTGCAGTTACTGCTGCGTTCTTAGAAGCTGTTGCTGTACTTGCGCTGTTAGCTGCGTTCTGTGCCTGTGTCTGTGCAACTGATGCTGATCCTGATGCTGCGTCAGCCTGAGCTGTTGCATCTGCTAAGCTCTGCGCTGCTGCATCTTCACTAGCTTTAGCTGCGTTTTGACTAGCTAACGCTGCTGCTTCACTAGCTGCTGCTGCCTGCTGATTTGTAGTAGAGACTGCTGCTGCCTGATCTGCGAGTGTACGTGAATTAGCTGCAGCTCGCTCCGATGCAAGTGCTGCTGTAGCACTTCCTGCTGCTGCACCTGCTGCTGTGATCGCTCCAGTCTCTGCAGCCTGTGCGTTGATCTCTGAAGTCTTAGCGTTCTGCTCACTAACAGCTGCTGCATCTTCACTAGCCTTTGCATTAGTCTCGCTTTCGAGAGCCGCCTCTGCTGCTTCCTCTGCACGAGTAGCAATGGCTTCAAGTTTAGCTGTAGCTTCGAGTGCTTCTGTTGCCGCTTTAGTAGCTGCTTCAGACGCTGCAATAGCTGCATCAATCGCAGACTGCACACGGTTAGCGCTATCAAAAGCTTCCTGTGCACTTACTGCTGCCGCTGCTGCACAGTCTGCTGCACCGTTCTGGTAGCTAAGAGCTGCATAAGTTCGCTGATCTACCAGCTCACCTTTCTGCACAACTTCTCTACGTTTACGTTCAACCTCTTCCTGCACTGCCTGTAGCTTAGTAACCGACTCTGCGATTGCATCCGATAAAGCCTGCAGTCCGACCTGTGAACTGTTAAAGTATTCTTTATATTCCTGGGCTGTCTGCTCTGCACGATCCTCAATCGCTGTGTGCACAGCCCCGCTAGTTACAGCGTTGATACTACCTTCTGTAGGTACAGGATCGTACACAAGTCTGTCCTGCTTCCCATTCCAGTAGGCTTTCTCTTCATCTGTAACATTGTATGTGTCTTTTGGTAACGGATCCTGTGGCTTTCCGTAACCGCTGTCCCATCTTCTTGCCATACATTACCTCCTAATCAAGATCACAAACCAGACCACGATAGCCAAGCGTATCGTTATCATCGGGTGCAACTACGCTACCCTGCTCAACTTCTGCCTGATATTCTTCAGGAATATCGTACAGCATATCTCTAAGCATAATGAACTTACCCTTTTCATAGTCTGTCTGATACTGGGGTGATGTCTGCAATCCCTCTTCGTCCATAACATAATAGTGCCAAGCTGCACCAGGGATTACGACTGTACGTATGTACTTATCTGGAAAGAAGTTATACTCCAGACCTGGCGTACCGATTGGAAGTTCAGAGAACACAGGAAACACAGTGTTCATATTGTCATTGATTCCGTCGATAGCCGCATCCAAATGAGGTAACATTTCATTGATGGACAGGGTATCACCTGCTAACGCATTATTAAATAATTTCTGTACATCTGTTACTAACATAATTACCTCCAAAAGTAAAATAGGGCTAGGGACTCTACTGAGCCCTAGCCCTAGATATTACGCTCTACGAATTAGTGATTTCTCGCCTGCATAACTCTCTGAGTTTTCGGACACACTAGCCATCTGCTTGCGCACTCTAATCTGCTCGTCAACCCTTGAGATACGATCCAGGAACACTGCTGCGAACGACTCAGGAATCTCGTACTGCTGTCCGTCAAGTGGAACGTAGATAGCCACACCGTTGATGATGATTGGCATATTGTTTCCGAAGTAAGGTCTGTACATCGGTGAACCCTGTACTGCTACCTTCTTCTCGTTCTTATATGTGACGGCTACACTCTTACGTGTTTCCTCAAGTGCATTTACCTGCTTAGATAACTCTAAGTTCGCTGCCTGTGTATCTACTACTGTGCTTTCACGTTTAGTAGTAGCGCTTTTACTATTTGCTGCCATAAGATTACTCCTTTACGTGGGCGTACCCACGCAGCCCAACTACACGTTGAGCTGAGTAGGTACGTTGATATAGTCAACTACTGCTTCAGTTCTAACTGAACCGAATCCTACGCTGTTAATCTTGAAGCCGATAGACTGTCTCTGATCAATAGGATCGAGTACGCCAGTAGAGCCAAGAGGCTTAACGTACATCTTAGCATTACCCTCACCCTGGAGCCCTGTTCTAGCAAGAGCATCCTTACCAAGGATAAGAGTGTGCTGAACCTTGAGAGCTGAGAATCCGTCAGCAACAAGTGTCTGTGCACCAGCATCGTAATCTGTATGAGCAGGGATGTAGTTAGCATCGAAGCCTGTACGAGAATCCTTGTCGAATCCAGCAGCGATTGCAGCTGCAGATGCAGGGATTTCCTTCTCCTTAAACTCGATGTACATCTCGCCGTTGTTTGCAAGGGTGTAGCCAGCGTCAGCTGATGCTGTATTTTCTACTTCCTTGTACTCGATGAAGTACATCTTACCGTCTGCCTTCTTGAAGGCTACAGTTGTAGGACAGTTCATTACTTCATAGAACTCAAATCCGAAGAGTGGAATGAGAACACCGTTGTCGTACAATGTGCTGGTTGTCTGGTTGATCTTCATGTAGTTCTGTACATACTCATCATCAAGCATATCGTATGTAAACTCAGGAGATACAACTACGTGGAACTTACCGTTTGATCTAGGCTTAACGAGAGACTTCTTGAGAGAAAGTCCGATAAGTCTGATGTCTGCAATAGTAGGCTTTGACCAAGGTCTGAGTGCAGCCTGGTTAGGTGCCATACCTGCATAGAACTTCTGAGCTACGGTAAGAAGTGTGTGCTGAGCAAGGAGATCAAGAGTCTCGATAGCTACAATAGAGTACTCACGTGAGTAGTGTGCAACTACAGGATCGACCATTGTAAAGTCAACCTTGTCTGTGAACTCCATATAACGACCATACTGGTCTGCCTGCATTTCATACTTCTCTACTGAACCCTTATCAGACATAGGTGGAACACCTTCCTGAAGTGGTACAGTGTGAGCGTGTAATGGTGCCCAACGGCGAACCATAAGCTTGTCAGCCTTTTCCTGAATAGGCATCTCATCAGCATATCTATAATAAGTGTACTGGTTAGCATCAAGTCTGATAGTATCTAACAACTGCTTGCTGTAGAATACTTCAGGATTAACCATACCCTTACCGTGATTATTCACATAGTTGACAGCTGCATTGATGTCTGCTACTGAATTAAGATACATAGTGGTTATCCTCCTCTATAAATATAAGTCCGAGCTTACTTCAATTCGTCTAATAGACTTGTAAGCCCAGCGACTGTGGAAATCTTTTCCTCACTGCCGCCATTGCTTCCCTGTTTATTTCCAGGTGTGCTACTGTGTTGGTCTGCCGCACCACTCTTAGCAAGTGCTTCCTGCACTGCCTTCTCAACCTTAGAGGCTACAATCTCATCAAAGTGCATTACTTTGTATTCACTCAGTAAGTCTACGTTCTGTGTAAACGGATTCTTTCCGCGTGCATCAAGCTCTACCGCAAAGTCCTGTAACTGCTGCTGTGTAAGCCCGTATGTATTCACGAGGTTCTGGAACCCAAGTGCCGCAGCATCTCTAAGCTGCTGTGCCTTGAACGCCTGACTGTCCTGACGTAATGCCTCAACTTCCCTGAGTAGTTCGACAGGTACGTTCTGTTTCTGCGCCATCTTGCCGATTGCATCATCGTTCAACTTATCAAGGAGATCCTTGTTGTTAGTGTACTCGATGCCATTGGCATTAGCAATCTTACCAAGCAGATTGGTAAGTTCTGTAATCTGAGTGCGCATCTGCCCGAACGCAAAGTTCTGTTTGTCCTGTGCACTCCTTTGTGTGTTGTTCTGGTTAGCATCTCCGCCGACGTTACCGTCCTGGTTCTGCTGGTCGTTGTTGTCCTGCTGCTGTGTACCGCCCTGATCCTGTGCACCAGCTCCCTGATCGCCACCATCCATTCCACTTAGAATAGAATCAAGCGCATCCATTCCTGCTGCACCCTCAGCACCTTCTTCAGCTGCAGAGTAAGGTACAATAATTTTTCTCATCAAACCGATTCCTTTCCATTAGTGCGGCTGTCACTAATAACACATCTTATTAAAGGAAAGATGGATAACCTACCTCTGTGTACATTGTACCCTACTGTGTACAATGCGTCAAGCATGATCATTAAAAAATGTGCACAGCTGTCTCCAACTGTGCACAGTTTATACTACATTGGCATTCCCATAGGGGACATTCCAGTCTGCTGCATCTCAGAAACCTGGTCTGCTGCAGCCATTCCACCACCAGGCTGAGCCTGTCTAGCCATAGTATCAGCAGTAGCTGCGATAGCTTCTTCAGGATTAACTCCGTTCTCAACCATCGTACCGTACTGGGTAACTGCCTGTGCAACCATCGCTGTCCAGTTCTGTGTACGCTGCACGCCCATACGCTCCTGCATATACTCACGCATAGGAAGATCCTGCATCATCAACCACTCTTCAGGAGTAATGAGGTCTACATCAATACCCTGTCCCTGATACTGCATCTGCTTTTCAATCAAGCTGTTAGCAATACTCTCTACACGTGACTTATTCTTAGGAAGCTCAGAGCTAATCATAATCTCATAGCTGAATACTGTGTCGTTGTCGATCTTAGGGAAGTCCACCTCAACAGTCTTCCACTTGAGTGTACGCTCATCCTGTGTGAAGTACTTACGCTTCATACTGTGCTGGATATAGTTACTGATGATCAGGTTAGTAAGTCTACGGCAGTAGTGCTCATAGTTATTAACCTTAGTAGAATCAATCATAGTAACCTGGTCGAGCATATTCTCAATACCACCAGTAGTAAGTACAGAACCAGTATCACGTCCTGTGTATCTATCGTCCACACCAGTAATGTTCTTCACGTCAGCTGACAAGAAGCCCATTGCCTGCAATGCTTGCTGTGTAGGCTGTGGGAACTGGTGATAATGTACAGCCTTTGTAGCATCGCCCTGTACTACAAAGGTTCGATCAGCATCATTACCATGCTTAACAAATGAGGCGACATTGATACCAGACTGACCGTTTATAAATCTAGGAGGTCTTTGGTTTTTGTACTCACTGGTTAAAATGATGGAGGACATAATATTGTACGCCAGATTGTTGCTGAAGATTTTAGCGCACTCACTTGTGCCATATAGATCGCCTGCAGGAAGATTACAGTACAGCTCCGCAAATGGAAACGTAGCTGGCTTAATGTCTTCCTTGACGTACAATACATAATCATTGTTCAACAGATGTATCTCATGCACCTTACCATCATCATTTACCCAGTAGGTGTACACTGTGTAGTAGTCCTTCTGTGATCTGGCGTTGCTAGATACGTGATCAGTCTTCATCTCAGGAGTTTGCTGAGAATCAACAGTACTGATCTTTTTCTGAAGGAACTCCTTAAAGCGTGCACTATACACAGGGTTGTCCAGGATCACGGACTTATGATAGCTGTCCCAAGTTACACAGTACGCAGCAGTCTCGATACTTGTTGCGAACGGATCACGCATAAACTTCAAAGGGTTAACGTTCTTCAATGCAATGTCACCTTTGTGAAACGCATCACCTGTTCCTACGCAGAGACTGTTATTCCAACCAACCTGTGTAACACCATAGTTCAACAGTGCGGCACGTTCACCAGCTTCCATCTGGTAGCGTGCAACATCTAAAGTTGCCCACAAATTTTCCAGGGCAATGTTCAAGTTTTCCACAATGTCCTTGTCTTTATCTGATGTTGGCAGCAGCTTAGCCGACTTACCAACAGTGTAGATTGAGGCAAGGATATTGTTCTTAATATAAGAAACAAAGTTTGTATCAGGAAGAATCTGATACTTAGGGAACTTCGCCTGTACAGCTTCCCACAGTTTACCACGATCTGTAGCATCCAACTTCACTGCACGCTTATGTGCAGTAGAGTACTCAGCCTTGGCAATATTGAAATACTCTTTGAGCTTTCCGACTGTGAAACCTTCAGGCAACATATTGTCTTTCTTATCCTTCATAGTCTACTCCTCCAAACTCTCTGTTGATTACTGAGATGACATCTTCAAAGCTAGGCTCAGGATCTTTAGCTACTTCTGCGATTGCAGCGTCCAACATCTCCTGTGTAATGCCTTCACCTGCTGCAGGTGTCTCAGTAATATCCTTGTGCAAGATAGTGATCCTAGCATGGGACGCAATACTCACACAAGCTACACAAGTAACACATACAATAATAACTGTTAACATTACCATTCCGTCCTTTCATAAGATGTGTCGTCTACCACATCATCACGCAACTGAGGTGGCGACCATCTTCCGTTCTCATCATAGTACTCGCTGTACTCAGGTAATGTCATATCACGTCCGTACCTGTCGTACGCTCCGTACATAAGTTTCGCAGGATCAGCAGGCAACGCCATACAGATCCACTCCAAAGGGTTGATTGCGTGATTGTTCTTATCAACAGGCTTGTCCTGTGCTTTGGAGTAACTGTCCCCAATCTTCTTAGGTGGGAACTTATAATCACGTAGCTCATCAATCAGGTATGTACAGGTATCGAAAATCTCCACCTTACCTGACTCTAAGTACGTATTGGTTCTGAATACACGGGCATCCACGCTGATGTGTCCAGGCTGAAATGCAATACCGAAATCCATAAAGTGATCATACAACGTCTTCTTATTGTAGTCACGCTTAGCTCCAGACTTCGGATCGAGTAGTGGTGCACAGTAGTGACCGCCTACTGGAATATCTTTTGTCTCGTCATAGAACAGCTTAGCCAGATCCTCTATGTTCTTATTGTTTGTAACGACTTCTTTGTAAATGACAAGCTTACCCTTAGCCTCATCAATAGCACCAAACAGATAAACAAAGTCATCACTAAGTCCGTAGTCAGCTGCAACTATACGCTTCCAGTTAGCAGGAATCTCATAGTGTGGTACAATGCAATGCCCTGCTGAAGGATAAACTAAACCCTCTGCATAGCTGAAGCTGGAGAAAATATAACGGTTAATCCACCAGGTAGGTTTGTTCTTACACAGGTTATCAATGAAGTTAGGTGGGAGGAAAGCATTGCAATCTGTACTTGCAACGTGTGCACTGACTGCAGGATCCTTAACTGCATCAGGTACAACGACATCATCTGTGATCGTACCGTGCTTAGTGATCTCATCAGCTGTGTACAGAACCTCAGTCCTGATCCAGCCTGAGTCAGGGTTAGACTCAATGATTCCTTTCAACCAGTCTGTCTTTACTTTAGGAACCTTCATTCCATTCTCTAGGGTTTCGTACACGACTGATCCATCAGGATTGGTGTACGGAATAGACGCATTGAGATTTCTCAGACGAGTCTTCAGCTGTACAAACGCTTCAGGATCTACCTCTGATGCCTCGACTATAATGAACATAGTCAAGTTATAAGAACGAATCTTATCAACATCGTCAAGAGGTCTGAACATAATACGTGCCCCATTGATAAGATCCATATAAGATTTCTGTGTGGACACGTACTTGACAAAAGCTTTAGGTATATCAGCCTCTATGTCACGTTTGATAGTTTGCTCATACTGAGAAGAAACATTGGCACCGATAAGCACGTTAGCATTAGGAGTTGTGAACACGTGCTTGTACAACTCCTGCCTAGATGTGAGTGTCTTACCAGTACCATACCCTCCGAAGTTACCTATGTAGGTGTGTGCATCTCTATGCACCTCAGCTTGGTGGGGCTGAGGAATGTAAGAGTTGATGTACGTGTTACACCTGGTACATTCAAACCAGAACTCAGAGGCTCCTCCATTATATGCAGTTGACTTCTGTGTTAGACTTCCGCACCGTGGACATCTACTAAAATTCTTCATAGATATACGACACACTCCAACAAATTAAAATAATTCCTATAGTCCAGGCAATAGCCAGACTACTCAGTACCCCCATCGCTATCAGCAAGAACATCCTGTACCTCCTTGGCACGCTTCATAATGAGCTCGTTCTCTAGCTGAAGTACTTCCTCCGTGATCTCAGGATGAAGTTCATACTCTGGGAAAGCATTCTCTAAACACTTGCTGAAGGAATGATTCAGACAGTCAAACAGCTCCTTTGTAATTTTAGATGACTCCTCCTCTGGGAACTGTGCACGTAGCTGCTGTACACCAGCAGTGAGTGCTGCACAGAATATGTCAGCCATCTCTGTTAGAGCCAATGGCTCTGAAGTAAACATTCCATTTTCAGATACTACTATTGTTTTGTCCATAACGCACCTCCTGTAGCAATCATAACACAGAGGGCGTTTTAAGTCTAGGGGCTTACCTTAGCCAGAGCATTTTTGTGTGGGAGAAAATAATTTATGGGTTTATTAGAGGGAGGAACAACAAACAAAAACAAAACCCCTCTTTTTATATCATCTATCATCTACTATAATTCCGATTTTAAGGTACACCCCTATAGCGCGAAAATTGGACTATGTATATATTAGTCGACGACTGCCCAATGCACACATCAACAAGACCAACTATATTGGCAGTCGATACGTACGAGTGCCACACCTCTACTCTTAGTCGATAGGTTAGTTAGTTAGTTAGTTCCGCTTGTCGGTGTTCTCTTTCTCACTGTTCGGGTTAGGAGTTCGCAGTCGAACCCTTGTTCTCTTTCTCTTTTGTTTCCTCTCTTTCTCTTTTCCACTTTTCTCTGCTTCTAATAACTGTATACATTTTCGTATACACTTTACCCTTTCTTACTTTCATACTTTACTATACTAAAGTTATCTCTTATATATCATATATTATATAGTATACAAATATGTATACACTTTGAATAAAATCTTAAATGTATTTTTTCTTATTGCCCGTCTTGAGATATATCTTCACGATGATGATAACAGTCGGCGTGTTCTAGTCTCACCTGTTCGGTGAGCCGTCACCCACTTGCTGTTATCTATCATCCTGTGCGATACATCTCAATCCACCCACGTTTCGCCGTGGGACACGACCAGCCCCTTCGGCTGGAGCCCGCTTTACTGGCGCGTCTATCGCACGCACGACGCGCATTATACACCGCAATGCCGACATCCGTGTCGGCAAAGCTCAGCAGGAGCACCGAGTTCGCACCGCCTTCGGCGTCCCCCGATTCGCTGTCTTAACAGCGAAGTGATACGCACTTGCGTATCACACCAGTCGGGGAATAGGTGTGCAAAGGTCGAGTGCGCTCAGCGCACCAGTCGCCTACCTCGGCTCCCTCTCTCCCAATGCGCACCAAGTGCTCACATTATAACACGGGTGCCACCGCCCCAACAGTGTGTGAGAGTGTAGGGTACTGTTGGGGCGCCCTTCGGGTAAGCGTGCAAAATACGCACGCTAAGTGGCATACAGAAATTGTCAACCCTGCAACTTTGCGACTAGGTTACTGGCTGTTGTCAGCCCCCGTGCAGGGGGCTTCTGTTATGAATGCAAAGTTGCACAACAATGCTTGCGCATTCTTGCTAAAGGGGTTGACGATTTCTGTAAAGTGCACCGCTTCGCTACATCCGTTTGCAAAAGACGCAAACGGTGTTGCACTATATAACCGTGTTGGTATAGAGGGTGTTCTCTATAAGAGAGCAAGATACAAGTTAACGCATCCAATACACAATCACGATAAGTTGTAAGTTATGAATCGTTGATTGTTCCTAGGGTGTAATCAATGTAAGCGCAGAGACGCAGAAAGGATTTAAGTTATGAACAGAATCACATTAGTAGAAATGGACTACACAGTAAAGCCAAACACAATCAAGGTCTTCAGAACCGACAATGGTTACAAGACAACAGAAACCTACGACGACAAGAACGCAATGCACAAGAGAGTTTGGTACGTTGCACATTCACCAAAGTTGTTAGGAGTTACAATCAAGACTAACTACTACAGCAAGGACATCCACTCATTACTTGCATACTTCAATATGATTAACCTGCCTTGCACAGTAATCACACCATCAGGTAAGTTCAACACTACAGCAGAGTTGGACGCGTGGTTCAGTGAGCGTCAGCACGAGAAAGATATGATGAATCTCACACAGGAAAACATCAATCTCATCATCAACTACGCAAAGGAGTTAATGCCTTTCGCAAAGAACGGCACACTCACTGAAGTTCTTGAATCACAGATTAGACTTTCAGGCTATGATGTTTCAATGTCATCTGAAGACATCACAGACGGAAAAAACCACGGCACAGTTGAGACAAAAACAGGCAAAGAGAGTTGGTCACGTACTTACACAAAGCACTACACAAGATACAACACTCAGTTGAACGACCTGCTCAAGATGTACATCAGTTGCAAGTGGTACGCACAGCACGACATCAGCAATGAGCGTAACCCATACGGCATATCTACAAACGATGTTGATAATTACACAGGTGAAGTTATCACCGAAGCAATACAGATTGACTTACACAGAGATGATGTAGTCGTTCCTGTATCGGCTTGCGGAGAATACACACAGATGTTGATGAACTAAACACGTTCTCATCCCTACACCATAACGGCTGTATGAAATGTACAGTCGTTATGAGTACCTAGGGTGTAAATAAAGTTAAGCACAAAGAAAAGGAGATTAAACACTATGGCTTACACAATCACATTAAACACAAAGGTAGCAAAGAAACACACAGCACTTGCAGACGGAGAATACACAGCAGTTATCAAGTCTTTCGTTCAGTCAGCAGACAGCAACCCTTACATCGTCTTTGATGTTAACGGCGAAAGAGATGTTCGCTTCTACATCAACAACGACATCGCAGTTGAAATCGTTACATCTAACATCAACACACAGTTGGACATCGACGTAGATGAAGACGCTGATTTCTTCAGTTGGTTCAACAGTGTACAGGGAACCGAAGTTACAGTTTGGCTTTTGACTACAACCACATCAGACGGTAAGCAGTATCAGAACCTGTACTTATACAAGCCTTCAGGATTTGACGCTTCAGTCAATGGTGCTCTCTAATAAGGAGGACACCCGATGATTACTTTGAACTTTGCACAGTACAGTGTATTGCGTACATATCGCAATCTTGTAATAGTAACAGCATCAGACAACAGCGTTCTGGTTCGTTACTTCTAGCCTGTTCAGCGTGCGTAGGTTGCCTTCGGGTTTTCCTGCGCACGCTGTATATATTTTTTTTATTTACCCCAGAATACATACACCTTAGCTAGAGCATAGTAGATAAGTAAACAAACAGCAACCACAGAGAATAGCAACATTGCAGGGGCGCCGAGGTAAGGCGGTTATACGGGTTTCACGCGGGACGGCGGCACTCCACCCCATATCCACATTTTGATTTTAGCCCACCCCCAGGAGGTAAATATGATGGACACAACCAAAAAGAGAAGAAGACCATACAGCTTTTTCGAGATAGCTGTTATAATAATACTACTAGCAATTCTAGCAGCATTCCTATCAGTCGATTACCACACTCGTCAGATGATCAAAGAGTTCGATTGGCACGAAGATTACATCTCAGCACACACAGAAGAATACGAGATATTCAAGGAGTACAAAGAGTTCTTAGACTTCAAAGAATTAGAAGTTGTCGAACACATCTACGAATAGTTGTTGTCGCGGTGTAGGGTGCGCGCGGTAAGGAGGTAAAGATGAAAGATCTCTACAACACAAACGCAGACTTCAAACGATATGTTGATACTTACTCAGCACAAAGCAAACACACCTTAGAAGAAACGTTGCAATTAAAAGTAGTACAACTTGTCGGAGAATATTACAGAAAGGAGGCAGAGGAAGATGAGCACAGAATCCACACCACTGATGGACAACCCAGCACAACAGGAATCTCTTGTAACTGCTCTTAATAAAATGTCATTAAAAGCAATAGCTGAGTTATGCTCATTCGACGGTATCAACGTGACTATCCAGTCAGGCAAGATCACCGATGTAACAAAGAACAATGAATGATTATTACACACAGGAATTAGGTGGTGAGCCACTCATAGGATTTGAACACGAGTACAAAATATGGAATGATGGTCGAATCCTCAGCCTACTCACAGACCAATGGGTTGAACAGCGTGTAGACAGTTCAGGCTACCTGAAGGTAGACCTAAGCAAAGACGGACACAGATATACACGCAGAGTACACATACTTGTGGCAACACAGTTTGTACCTAACCCAAACAACTTACCAGTCGTCGACCACATAGACGGCAACAAACAGAACCCGCACTACACAAACTTAGAGTGGGTAACACAACAGGAAAACACCATCCGTGCATACAAAACAGGATTACACACGAAGACAAATAACAAGGTTGTTGTGCGCAGTGATGGTGAGCGCTTTGGTTCACTCACAGAAGCAGCCGAAGCAAGCAACACAACTAAATCAGCCATAAGCAAATGCTTAGCAGGCAAACAGAAACAAGCAGGAGGTTACACATGGGAAAGCAGTACACAAGAGTAACTGCTGAAATGGTACGCACTGCACGTCAGTACGAGGATGATCCTCGTGAGTTTACTAGAGCAGAGATAGCTGCTATGTCAGGAACATCATTAACTACATTGTCTAGGATTTTGAATGGAGAGTATGATTACCTGCTAGCACCTGTCGAGCCAGTACACACAGACGGACAGACAACAGTCGTTCCATTCAGCGAAATAAGACATATGATGGCGTGTGAAAATGTGGTAAAATTACTATTAGAGACAGCCGTCCTAAGTGATCAGGATGCCACAAAGCTATTTGTATCTGCAAGTCAGGTACGCAAAGCATTGGAGTTGTTCGTGCCACAGGAGGTTGAGGCACGGGTTGAAGCACTCACAAATGAATCAGATACATAAGCAATAGGGCTTTGTATATATTATTTTATCTCAGGAGGTAGAAAAATGAGAGTATCAGTAGAAGAAAACAGAATGGTAGTAGTTACCGACATCAGCAAGTCTTGCATCGAGAAGGGTTACACAGACCTTACAGCAAGAGATGAGAAGGGCAATGAGCTCTACAAGATTTGTGTCAACACAGAAGGCAATGGTAGCATCGGAAGCTGCGGTTGTGTCATTAACACATTCGTTGATGGTATGGCTGCAATCGCTATCACACTTCCTATGGGTGTTGAGCTTGACGATGTAAAGCGTACTTTCGGTAAGGCACTTGCTAGCCTCAAGAAGTACAGCCTTGTAATTGCTGGTGCAGCTGAAGCTGAGGAAGCAGCAGTTGAGGAAATCTTCGCACAGTAATAAGCCGTTGTGGAAATCAAGCAAGCACAGTGACAGCCTGTGCAAATACTATTAACTTGACTATGGAGGATAAATAAATGATTAGATTGACAATCGGTACCAACACAGAGAAGACTAGCGTAATCGTACAACCTACAGATACACTTGCAGATGTACTCGCAGATAACAATGTAAACACTGCATCTTCAGCAATCCACCTTAACGGATCGCTCATTCCTGGATGTGACCTTGAGGAAACATTCGAGGATCTTGGAGTTGAGGATGACTCAGAGGCTATGCTCATCGCAGTAGTTAAAGCTGACTCAGCTAGATAATGGCGTTGTACCATCCACACGCTAATTGATTTTTGTTCAGGGCAACTAAGTGTCACAGCTTAGTTGCCTTTTTCGTACTCTAAAGTACAACTATAAATAATAAGGAGGAACACACAATGCTTTGGGAACAGTCACCCACACTGGCAATGCCTGCAGAGTTGGAAGCAGCAAACAGAACTGCGCACAGACGCTCTAGTCTAAACGTGTACAGAAGCAGATTAAACTTTGACAATGAGTTTATCTACGCCGCATTCTCTTGGCTATGGCTGCCAATCATCACAGACAACACAGTGCGTGATACAAACGCAACATTCAGATTCACAACACAGGCGCTCACGAGAGGTGACGCAGCACAGGCTACCGACGAAGCGTACAGAGTTTACATAAACCTTTGTAACATCGACGGTTATTCACTCACAATCTTCAACAGTGTGAATAACTCACAGGCAGCAATAATGCTTACAGAGAGGTTCCTACAGGAAGAAAGATTACAGCAGTTAAACGTACGTCCTGTAATCACACTCAATGTAAACCATAGAATTAAGATGTTTACAGATAACGCAGGAAGATACTTCGTAATAAGTAATCAGTACACACACGAGTTGATGTTTAAGTTATCAGCAGTGATGCTGAATGCTTACACACCTTTTGATGAAGAGTATCGTAATACCTTGGCACAAGCATACCTTAGTGGAGCTGCAGACAATGTTATAAATGCAATCGGAAATAGATATGCAGACATTGCAAGACTTAGACAGGAAACAAGGATGGTACAGGCAATCGAGAACCTGACACTTAACCTTGACTCAGGAGAGTTACAGCGTATTGAGAACAATATCAGAGATAAAGAAGATGCAATCAGACTGGCATACGCACAGATTGATCAGATGTATGCACACCTCAGAGAGTTCCAGGCACAGTACGTATTAAAGTTAACTGAAGACGCATCAGCTGCAGAGGAACAGTTAAAGACATTCTTAATGAGTGGTCGCAATCACTTCAGATATATTGAGTACAACGCACGTAGAAGACAGCTTAACTTTGTGTACGAAACAGCACTCATCTATTTTGATCAAGGTGCTTACGATATATACGCACGTTCAACCAGACCTAATATGGTTACTAACGCAACACCTGCACTGAAGTCATTGCTTGATGACATCTTTGTAACACGTATGATTAAGATGCACTTCGTATCTGGTGTACAGTTGAATATGGAAACAGGTGACATCCGATACTTAGATCCTTACTCAACACCTGACACAGTTGTCAATGGTTTGTCTAATCCACATCACAAGCACTTCAACTGCTTCGGTGATAATGTATCACAGTTAAGACAGGCAGTAAGAAATAAAGATTATGTGTCAGCAATTCTTCAGGCTGAATCAGCAATCGCAGGTATAAACATTGCAGATGCTACAGTATTCAAAAAGTTTATAGAAGATGACCTTACCTACAACTCAGCTATCCCTTGTTTGGAAGTTGCAGCAACAGGCGAGAGAATGACAATAGAAGAATATATTAGGAGGTACAACAATGCGCCCGATCAGACTAACTAACAGAGAGTTGCAAGAAATCTTGCAGAATATGCGCACACTGTTAAAGCACGAACGCAGTGCAACAGGTACAGTGAGTGTAGCATATAAGTTAAAACCTATTTCTTCAGATGATAAAGCACACATCACACTAACTGAGCAGGCTTGGGAAAAGATTAAGCAGTTAGTAGACCAGTGTGACAAAGAAGTAGGATGGCACGGTACAGTAGAAAGGACAAGCAAGAATGAATTTACTATTACGGATGTTCTTGTATTTCCTCAGACTGTTACAGCGGCGACAGTAACATCTGATGAAACTAAGTACACTATGTGGCTGATGTCACAGCCTGATGAAGTATTCAATAAGTTAAGATTCCACGGACACTCACACGTAAATATGGGAGTAAGCCCTTCAGGAGTAGATACTAAATATCAGGATGACATACTGAAGAACTTAAATGATTTCTACATCTTCGGTATCTTTAATAAACGTGAAGACAACTACCTTATTATATATGATGTAACAAACAACATTGTA